GATAATGTGAAAAGTATAGTTGTTGCTGACACTGCTAGAGCAGATATTGTTCTTGAAAACGATAAAGCAGTTCTTAAAGATTCATCAAAAACCCTTGTTTTTGACACCGGTATAACTGCTATTGAAACAATTTCTGATTCAAATTTTACTTTCAATCAAATAAAAAGCGGTTCTTTAACAACTGCTGGTGCAGTGTCAATTACAATTGATGCATCTACAGGCGGCACAAATCAATTACCATACTCTGCTGGATCAACCTTAACTGGTTCTTCTACAGATGGATTTAGTGTATTTGTTGCTTCTAATACATACACTGCAAATTTAACTGGAACTGTTGCTGTAAATTCTGGTAATACAACAATTATCGGCACCAGTACATTATTCCAAACACAATTAGCCGTTGGTTCTCTTGTAAGAATTGATATGGGTGGTGGAAATACTTGGGTCGTTGGTGTTACAAATATTTCTACAAATACACAAATGATTGTTGATACCGTTCCTGGGTCTACAAACACATCTTCTAATTTTAAAAGATATTTTACTGGAGGTTCTTCACTACCGATATCAAATGTTCAAATATCAACTACATCTTCATTTGTTTTCAATACTGGGTACACTTTTGATGCTTCAAATACTGTGAATGCATCTTATCCAGTTTACAGAACAGTGACTTCACCAATACAAAAAGAAATTAGAAAAAATCGTTTTGTTACAATCTATTGCTCTAATAATTCAGCAACAAGTGTTGGTCCTTGGGATTTGGGTTTATCTGATGTTGCTCAAATAAGAAATGTTTATATCGGTACAGCTGCTAATACATCAAATCCAGAGCGTTCATATTGGTTTACTTTTGATAATGGCCAAAGAGATGAATACTATGATCATGCAAAACTTTATATAAAACCAGATTATTCTTCTCAAATTAATTCTTCTTCTTATATTCTAGTAGAATTAGATCATTTTGTAGCTAATACAACATCTGGTCTAGGATATTTCAATGTCAATTCATATCCAATCGATGATGCAAATACAGCAAATACAACCGCCATTCAAACTGTTCAAATACCATCTTATAACAGTATCGATTTAAGAGATGCGATTGATTTAAGATTTATCAAATCAAATACTGCTATTAGCACAACAACATTTGCCAGCGCAACAGTAAATCCAGTCTCAACAAATACATTTACTGTTGATGTTAATGGTCAACATTTGTTTGCTCCAGATAGCAATTTCACTGCTGATTTTGAATATTATCTTCCAAGATATGATCTATTAACACTAAGCTCTATAGGAAATTTTGTCGTTCAAAAAGGTGAACCTTCACAAAATCCAAGAGTTCCTTTTGTTGAAAATGACCAAAGCACAATAGCACAAATTTATGTTCCTCCTTATCCTTCAATAACACAAAGAGAAGCAGAAGCATATAATCGTCGTGATATTTCTTCAAAAATTAATCTAAAAACCAATCGTCGTTATACTATGAAAGATATTGGTGCTCTCGAAGAACGTATTAAGAGAGTTGAATATTATACAGTGTTAAACACTCTTGAACAACAAGCAAGAGATTTAACAATTCCTGATGCCAATGGTTTGAATAGATTTAAAAATGGCATTTTCGCTGATCCATTTAATTCTCATAACTTGGGTGATGTTACCGATTTTGAGTATAAAATTGCCATTGATCCAATAGCAACAGTTGCAAGATCATATTTCAAAAAACACAATGTTGATCTGACTTTCTCTAATACAACATCTTCTGGTGTTAATAATTATGGTTCTGTTGTCATGTTAAACAATAGTTCTGAATTATACATTTCTCAAAGATTTGCAACAAAATACAGAAATGCATGCGAGTCTGTCTGGCAATGGAATGGTCTAATTGACCTTTATCCAAGAGAAGATTATTTTAAAGATGAAACTGTTACTCCTAATATTAACGTAAATCTAGATTTGTCTGCACCATGGGAAGACTTCTCAAATATTACATGGGGCACTAATTATGGTGAATGGAGAACAGTTGGCCCAAGTTCAACAACACAACACGTTGATAGAAATGGAAATATTGAACCATTCTCTGGAACAAGTATTAGAAATCGCAATAGAACAACAACAAGTTCATCTACACAAGAAAGAACAGTAACAACTATTTCTCTTGATACGCTATCTCAAAAAATAGATACAGGTAGTTACGTACAAGATATTTCTGTTCAACCATATATGCGTTCTAGATTGGTTTCATTTGTCGCATATAATTTAAAACCAAACACTACACTTCATGCTTTCTTTGACGATACTAATGTAGATGCTTATTGTGCTCCTGGCATTCTTTCAGGAACAACAAATCCAGAATTTGGTAAAGAAGATTCAATTGTAACACAAAAAGGAAACTTTGGTGATGCACTAGTTTCTGATTCAAATGGATTTATTTGCGGTGTATTCAAAATTCCCGCTTCTTCTTTCAGAGTTGGCGATAGAAATTTTCAACTTGTGAATGTTGATAATTTAACTACTGGTGTTTCAGCAGTAACTACAAAAGCCTTGGCTATTTACAGTGCTTCTAATATTTCTGTAACTAAAGGCTCTACATCTATAAATGTCACTAATCCAACAGTGAAACATGAAAGTTACGTAGAAACCAGAACAATTCCACCACCAGCACCAGCTTGGAATCCTGACGATCCAATTTCTCAATCATTTAGAATTGAAAATCTTCCTTCTGATATTTCTGGTGTATTCATCAAACAAATTGGTGTTTATTTCCAATCAAAAGACAGTTCTCTTGGTTGCTCTGTTTTCATTGTTGAAATGAATAATGGTTTCCCTGATGCATCAAAAATAATTGGTAAATCATATCTAGCAGCATCTTCTATTAATACAAGCGCGACTGCTGCTACTGAGACTGTATTCACACTAGATTATCCTGTATATTTGTTAACTAGCACAGATTATGCTGTTGTTATTCAACCAGATGGCAATTCTCCTAATTACAATGTTTGGGTTGGAGAAACTGGTGGATTTGATGTTGTTACAAATGAACAAGTGTTTTCAAATCCTTATTCTGGTGTTTTATTCATTTCAGCGAATAGAAAAACTTGGACAGCTATACAAAAAGAAGATTTGAAATTCAATATCTATAGAGCTAAATTCTCATCAACATCAGGAACAGCTATTTTTGAAAATGAAAATGATGATTATCTAAGTGTAACATCTCTCAATAAAGCAAATAGCTCAGTTACTATTGAAGTTGGTGATATGCTTTATAGCGCAAATGTTTATGCGAATGGAACACTAAATTCAGCAAATACAAGTTATTATGGTAGAGTTCAATTCTTTGATGAAGTAAATGGTAAAATTTACCTAGATTCTTCTACTGGTGGTTTTTCTAATACAGCAGGAACTGCAATTAATCCATATTTCGCTATATTCAGAGTTTCTGATCCAACTAATACAGGATTGCTAACTGATGCAAATAAGATTGCATATGGCACAATTCAAACAGTTGATAATCTGACATATCATGCTGTTGCTCCAAATTTTGGTTCTCTTCAACCAGCAAGAACATCTCTTTCCTTTGGTTATAAAGGAACCTCAACATCAGCAACATTAATTGACGACGCCAGTTATATTACTGTCACTAATGGTTATGAATATGAATTCTTAGACAAAGAAAGAAGAGTTCTTAGTAAATCAAATCAAACAGGAAAATCATCAAGATATCAGATTACTCTTTCAACTGAATCTGATTATGTATCTCCTGTTGTGTCTTTGACAAGAAAAGCTTCTTTGTATATTCAAAATATTATTAATAACAGTGTTACAAATGAACATACAAAATATGGTAATTCATATTCAAAATATATTAGTAAAAGAGTGGTTTTAGCTGACGGTCAAGAAGCAGAAGACTTAAAAGTTTATATGACAGCATATAGACCCGGCGACACTGATATTAAGGTTTATGCTAAATTTAGAAACGAAGAAGACGCCGAATCATTTGATGATAAAGTATGGTCTGTTCTGGAATACAGTAACGATAGTGATACAAAATATAGCTCACCAACTGATGTGAATGATTTTATTGAATATGAATTTAATATGCCTTCAAGCAATTCTGTTGCACAGGGAGCTTTTGCAAATACAGGTGTTGACACATATAATGCTTTGGCAGGAACAATTAGTATTGCCAATACATCTCAAACTATTACTGGAACTGGAACAGCATTCAAAACTAATTTTGTTGTCGGAGACACTATTAAAATAGTTTCTTCTAACTATACAGCAATAAGAACAATAACAAATATTGCAAGTGATACTTCTTTGACTGTTGATAAAGGTATGAGCGACTTAACTGCTTCAAATTCAGCCGCTATTTACTATGTGTTTTCATCTCCGGGGAATGACGGTATTGTTGAATATAGAAACAGTGCCAATTCTAGATTTATTGGTTATAAAGAAGTTGCTCTGAAGATTGTTCTTCTTTCATCTAATGCCGCTAAAGTTCCAAGACTAAATGATGTGAGAGCAATTTGTTTGCAGATTTAATGGAATAAATATATGAAAAGTAATGACGGTTTTATGAGAGATTCAAACAATCCAGGTGCAGTATTGAACACAGATAATGCTTCTTTGAAGGCTTATAAATTACAAAAAAATAAACAAAAAGAGTTTGATAATTTAAAAGAAGAAGTTTCGGAAATTAAATCAATGCTTCACCTAATTTTAGAGAGACTTAAATGACTGTAACAGTAGCAAATACCGCTAATACAAATACATTTGATTATTGGCGTACTAGAACAAACGAACTTGCATATGCAATGACAACTCAGGCTGTTACGGTTAATTCCAATATAGCAACTGGTAATGCTGGCATATCGGGTACCTTTACTTCTGGAAATTCGACTGCCAACTCAACCGTTTCTCCAACGGCTGTTACTGTTTCTAATACAATAAGTTCTACTTCTATCGATTTAACAAACATTAAAGTTGGCAATTCGTCTGGAAATGTCACTGTTAATGCATCTTCTGTACAAATTAATAATACGCTAATAACTAATACATCTCTAAAGATAGGCAGTTCGACTGCTAATGCTATTATAAATTCTTCTAGTGTAGTTATTAGTAACTCCACATCTAATATATCATTTACTGTACCTACATCAGCTCAATGGACTGGTGGAAATTACTATTTAAACGCTAATGGTTCTTGGGCGACAATTGCAACTGTTTATAATCCAGCATCAAATGGAACTATCACAACTTCTTCTACATCAACAGTAAATATAGATTCTTTTTCAACTTCAACATATCTTGGTGCAGAGTATTTGGTCCAAGCAAATACAAGTTCTGCATATCATTTGACAAAACTTCTAGTTGTTCATGATGGATCAACTGCATATGTTACAGAATATGGTTCAATAATTCCATCTTCTTCTGTTGGTACATTTTCAGCAACAATTGCTTCTGGTAACGTCGCAGTTCAATTCACTCCTGCTTCTGTTTCATCAACCACATTAAGATATGCTAGGGTCATAGTATAATGGCAACTAAAGCTAATTTAGTTATAGATCAAGGTGCAACATTTTCTACTGACTTATCTTTAACTGATGAGAACGGCGATTCTTTAAATTTAAGTGGGTATACCGCTAATTCTCAAATTAGAAAATGGTATACATCTTCTAATGCAACAGATTTTACTACATCTATTAATGTAAGCACTGGAACCGTTACTTTATCTTTAAGCGCCAACCAAACTGGCTCTTTAACTTCAGGTAGATATGTATATGATGTAGAGATAAATGATGGTACAACTACTTCTAGAATTGTTGAAGGTATTGTAACAGTCACCCCACAAGTCACGAGATAAAAATGACTAATGTAGTTGTTGCAAGAAGAAGAACAATACATATAGCGACTAACGCTACTGCTGGTTTTATTGACACAACAACTCCAGTAACACTCAAACCAACTCCTGCATTAACTGTTGGTGGTGCTACAAGACTAGATCGTTTACAAGATGTTAATGCTACTACAGAAGCAAATGGTGCTACTCTAATTTACGACAGTTCTTCTGATACCTATGTTGTTCAAAAAATGAATTTTTCTAATATTGATGGTGATATTGATGGCGGAACTTTTTAACTAAATAAAAAAAACAAAAGGCAATAGTTAAATGGTTAATAGAATTCAAATCAAAAGAAGCGCTGCTACAGCATCACCTGCTTCTCTTAATCCAGGGGAATTAGCATATTCTAATGCTACAGGTGGTTCTGGTGTTCTCTTTATTGGTTCTACAGATGGCGGAACAGTGGTTCCAATTGGTGGGGTAAGAAGCCCAGGAACTCTTACTGCTAATCAGGCTCTTGTTGCCAACTCAACATCTGGTATAAATCAAATTCAAATTGGGAATTTGGCCTTTGTTGGAACAACGCAAACAATTTCTGCTAATGGTAGTACCGGCACTGCTGGTTATTTTCTAGTTTCTGGTGGTGCTTCTTCAAATCTTTATTGGGTTTCATCTGCTTCTGTTGGTGTAAATACTGCGGCGCAGTACACATGGACTAATACACAAACCTTTCAAAATACCATAACATTTTCCTCAACAATTAATATTGCTGCAAACGCTGTAATTAATAGCACTGCATATTATTGGGTTGGAAATACAACTACTTCTCCAACAGTGACTATTGCGAATACAGGTGCTATTAGTGTTGGTAATAGTTCAACTACACAAACAACTGGTCAGGTTGTTGTTCAAAACACAGCTGGTGTTTCAACAGTTAATGCTGGTACAATTTCTACTACTACGTTATATGCAAATATAATTGGCTCTACCGCGAATCTTTCATCATCAGTTAATTCCGCACTAATTACTGTTGGTGCATCTGTAATAGCCAATACATCTGGTATATTTGTTGCTAATACAACAGGAACAGTTAACGCTGCATCGATTACAGTTGGCACAAACTTTATTGCCAATTCTACTCAATTAACTCTTTCAAATATTCAGTTATCAGCAAATGGTGGAGTTGGTTCTGCCGGTCAAATACTAGCTTCAAATGGTGCAACTGGATCACCATATTGGAAAAATGATTCCACTGGTACAGTAACTTCCGTTGCTACATCAAATGGTATTGGTGGTGGTACAATTACTAGCACTGGAACTCTTTATGCAATTGCCAATAACGGCATCGTAGCAAATTCTACTGGGATATGGGCTAAACAAGCAAATGGTATTTCAGTTGATTCTTCTGGCATCAATGTTCTAGCTAATAACGGTATAGTTTCTAATTCTTCTGGTATATCTGTAAAAAATGGTGATAATACTCTTGTAGTAAACACATCTGGTGCGTTTGTAAATTCTGTTCTTTCATTAACAGACCTAACGCTTTCAGGAAACTTAATTGTTTCTGGTACTTTTACTTCTGTCAATGTTACTTCATTAATTATCAAAGATAATGTCATAGAATTAGCCTCTAATAATACAACAACTGATGTTGTTGATGCTGGTTGGTATTCTCCTGCCGGTAATTCTTCTGCTATTTGGTATGCTGGTCTTGCAAGAATTGCAGCAAAATCAACTAATTCTGCTCCATTCTTCTGGTTATTTGGATCAAATACAAATCCAAATACATCGTCCACAATTGATACTAGCGCAAATTCGGGAACTGCTACTCTACAAGCATACTTAATGCCATATGGCAATAACAGTTCCGTATTTGTTGTGAATTCTACTGCTATTCAAATCAATGCTAATTCATCTGTTACTGCCGCATTAGCTGCCAATTCTTTGACTCTTACAACTGCTCTTGTTGGAACTTCTGGTGGTACAGGATGGAATACATTTACTTCACAAGATTTACTTGTTGGTAATACAAGTAATGGTCTTTCAAAACTTTCATTAGGAACTGAAGGTTATGTTCTCCAAGTCAACAATTCTCTTGTGACTTGGGGAATACTTGATGGCGGAACTTTTTAAAAATAATTAATTTAATAATGGAATATACCCATGTCACCTGAGTTTGTCAATGTTTATATTGAAACTTTATTTAAAGAAATTGAAGAATTGATGAAAAATAATGTTTTTATGAAAGCACAATTGAAGTTTTCTGAAGCTACAAATATTTCTTTAAATCAAAGAATTGTTGAATTAGAAAAACAATTAGAGAAAAAAGAAAAGAGAATAAATAAAAAAGAAGTAAATACTTCTGATACAGACGGTTTTGAACAATAACTCGGCACATGCCATTAAAGAGGAAGCCACATGGCTGCTAATACAAAGTTTCAAGTAAGGAGAACTTCTGTTTCAGGAAGAACTCCTAATACAACTGCATCTTATGCGACAAATTCACAATATATCGCTGCTGGCGAATTTGCTCTTAATATGTCTGATGGTATTCTCTATACATCAGATGGAACAAATTTAATTACAGTTGGTGCTAATATAACCAGTCAGCGTATCACAAATTCTTTAACACTTAATAATGATAAAAATATATATTTTCAAACAGTAAATACATCAGCTTTTGTTGCGATGCGTCAACAAACTGACGATAACTTTGTTTTCTATAGCACAAACACGGCATACGGGCAAAGGGCTATATGGTCAATTTTTGCTAATAGTATTACAAGTGCTTTTAGTCTTTCTGTTCCGACCACATTTAACGGTAACATTACTCTTGGTGGTGTTGCAGTATCAGCGAATGGTAGCACAGGTACTGCCGGTCAAGTATTAACAACTAATGGTAGTTCAGCTTATTGGTCAACAGTATCAGGTGGTGGGTCTGGGACTCCTGGAGGTTCAAATACACAAATACAATTTAATAACTCTGGTTCTTTTGGCGGTGATGCCAATTTAACTTTTGATAAAACTACAGCAATTTTAACTATTTCAAACACAATTTCTATTGGAAATAGCACAGTTAATACAGATATAATTGCATCTGGTATAATTTTTAATGATGGTTCAATTTTAAACACTATGGGTCAAATAGTGGCTCTTTATAACAATTTAGCAATGGCTTAAACAGGAGATAAACTAGATGGCTGGTAATCAAATACCAATTTATAGTAGAGTAGGGGCTTATGGTCAAACACGTGTTACAGCAGGTTTAACAAGAAGTGATGGAACAGGAACAGTAGGTACTGATACGTTTCTTGCTTTTACTGCTGATGCAACAAATGGAAGTTTTGTACAGCGTGTTAGATGGTCGCCCGTAGCCAACTCTGCTGCTCTTTCAACTACAGCTACGGTTGGAAGAATTTATATAAGTTCATCTAACACTACAGCTAATAATACTACATGTACTTTATTTCAAGAAGTTGCTTTACCTTCAGTTTCTGCTGCTAATGCAACAGTTGCTACATATCCTATCGACGTTCCGATGAACGTTGCACTTCCTCCAAGTTATGCTATATTGGTGACAAACCACTCAGCCCCAGCAACGAACACATACTGGGCGGCAATTGTAATTGCAGGTAACTATTAATATGAGCGAATCCAACGTAATAAGATATAGAATTGAGTTCCTAAGTGGTCATGAAGGTTTAGGCTGGATGGAAGTTGAACAGACAAATTTTACGGTGGTCAGAATAGTAAAGGATGATGGAGAAGATGTCACTAATACTGGGATGTCTTACAAAACAACAATAGAACAATAAATGCTTGATTTTTCTCACGTTTCTGATTCTCAGACAGCAAAGATAGACTACTTCTATGCATTGAACGCAGCTACAGAATGGCAAGTTTGGAATAAACCTCGCAACTGTTCTATGATCAATATCTTCTGTCTTAGTGGCGGCGGTGGCGGCGGTGGCGGTCGATCTAATTCAGTTACCGGTTCTAGAGGTGGTGGCGGGGGTGGTGCGCAAGGAACAACAACAAGATTATTAGTGCCTGCTTTTTTATTACCTGATTTATTATACATTCAAGTTGGTCGAGGAGGTGCTGGTTCAACTGGCTCAGGAGTTAATGGTTCTGACGGCGGGGCTAGTTATGTAAGTTTATATCCAAGCACCACAGCAGCATATTTACTTGCTTATGCTAATGGTGGTGGTGGGGGTGCAGCAGGTCCAACTACCCTCAATGCTGCTGGTGGTGCTGCTGCTGTTGCTATGGTTTCAACTTCTGCTACTTTTTCAAATTTTGCAATATTTACCGCTGTTGCGGGAAATACTGGTGGAGCTGGTGGTGCTGTAAGCGGTACTGCTGCGGGTTCCACAACCATGGGAGGTGACATAACTATTGGCGGTGCTGGTGGTGGAGGCGGTTCTGGTGTTGCGGGAGGTAACTTGGGAACTGGTGGTGCACCACTACCTTCAGTTTTTCAAAGTACCATAATTTCTGGTGGTTCTGGTGGCGCTTCTCCGGGTGCTGGAGTAGCCGGATCTGGTTTTTTAGTCCCTTTAGTTTTTCTTGGAGGGTCAGGTGGGGGTTCATCTAACTCAACGACAACAGCAGGTGCTAGAGGTGGTAATGCAACATATGGATGCGGCGGCGGTGGTGGCGGTGCTGGAGGTACAAGTGGCGGTGGTGCTGGCGGTAACGGCGGTCCTGGCTTGGTAATAATAACATCATGGTAGTAACATGTTAGACTTCTCACATATTTCACAAAATCTCAGATCAAACTTTTCAGTATATTATAGTATTTCTCAATGGCAAGTCTGGAATAAGCCTAGAGGAATAACAAGCATCTATATTGTATGTATAGGTGGCGGTGGAGGCGGCGGTGCTGGACGCTCAGTAGCTTCAGCTAGTAATGGTTTTGGCGGTGGAGGCGGTGGTTCAGGAGGAATTACTACTATGTTAATCCATGCTAGTCTAATTCCTGATATTCTATATGTCAATTCAGGCGCTGGAGGATCAGCAGGAATTAACACTGGCACGATCGATGGATCGCATGGTACATCCGGTGGTAGCGGAGGCGCGTCTTATATTTCTGTACAACCAAATACTACTGCCGCGTATGTAATATGTTATGCAAGTGGCGGTGGCGCCGGAAGCGCAGCCGGTGGTTCGGCGGGAGCTGCTGCAACTGCTACAAATATGATTCTTGGGTCTTATGGAAGTTATTCTTTATTTGCGGGGCAAGCGGGCGCTACAGGAACTACATCAGAGCCATCTGCGGGTATTACATGGGGTTCTATAATTTTATCCGGTGGTGCTAGCGGTGGTGGTAGTACTACAACGCCAACAGCGCGTACAGGAGGTTCTATAACTGGTGCTGGTTTTATGCCGACAATCAGTGGGGGTGCTGGAAGCACAAGTTCAACTGCAACTAATGGTCAATCTGGGCTTACTTATATGCAGCCTTTTATGTCTTGTGGAGGTTCCGGTGGTGGAGGTTGTAGAGCCGCTACTGGTAATGGCGGAACTGGAGGTGATGCGGGTATTGGTTCTGGCGGCGGCGGTGGCGGTACTTATATCAACAACTCTGGAAATTCTTCTTTAGGAGGACGAGGTGGTTCTGGTTTAGTAATGATCTGGGGGTTTTAACATGAGTGATTTTTCACATCTACCGAGATCAATGGATGGTAACTATGCGATCTATTTTGCTGAAGCAACAAACGTCTATACTTTCATAAAACCAAGAGGTGTAAGTTACTTCAATTTCTATCTTGTTGGAGGTGGTGGTGGAGGTGGAGGTGGTCATACTAACTCATCTACTACTGCTAGAGGCGGCGGTGGTGGCGGAGGTTCTGGTGCAATAACGACTCTTATGTTACCTGCTAGTTATATTCCAGATACCCTTTACGTCTCACCAGGACCTGGAGGTCCGGGTGGTGCTGCTTCTACTGGCGGAACAGCAGGAACTGTAAGCTATGTTGCTCTCATAGGTCCAACAGGAGATTATGTTTTAAGTGCAAGTGGTGGTGGTGCAGGAGGTGGTGGAAGTTCTATTGCATTAGGTGCTGCTGGCACTGCTGGTTCAGCCTCTACTTCTGATAGATGGAATAACTATGGTCTATACACTACTTCTATTGGTCAAGTAGGTACCGCTGGAGGTGCGCAGAATGAAAGCTCAGCCGTTAGCCCTTCAGCGGTTACTTGGGGTGCTATAGCTAATATTATAGTATCAGGTGGCGCAGGTGGAACAGGTGGTGCTAGCACAGGTGCTGGTGGTGCTATAACAGGTGCAGGATTTATACCTACTATTCCTGGTGGTGCTTCTCAAACAAATGGTAATGCTGGTGTAATGTTCACAAAACCATTCATGTCTTGTGGAGGTTCAGGCGGAGGTGGTGCGGGTGCAAGCACAATATTTGTTGGGGGTGCTGGCGGCGCTGGTGCTTTTGGTTCTGGGGGTGGTGGCGGAGGTGCTGGAGGTTCATTAGGAGGTGGTAGGGGTGGTGATGGTGGTCCAGGAGTTATTATAGTTTCTTGGTGGTAAGAATTATATAAATAAAATAAAATAAAACCTCTGTGGGAAAGGGAACCAGATGGCAGATAGAGATTTTTTAGTCAAAAACGGACTTCAAGTAGCTTCTTCTAATATAGTAGCCAACAGTTCTGGGTTGTATATAGCGAACACAACAGGAGTGATTAATGCTGCATCACATACTGTTGGTACTTCTTTTACCGCCAATTCTAGTGTTGTTAATGCAGTTGCTTATAATATTAGCACATCATTCATAGCTAATACAACTGGAGCATATCATACTGGAACTATCAACGCCGCTTCGCATACTGTTGGGACATCAGTAATAGCCAATACTTCTGGCGTTTATACAACTGGCACTGTTAATGCGACAACGGTTTCAACAGGAACTCTGTTCACTGCAAATTCTTCTCTTGTGAACGCATATGCTTTAACTCTACAAACAAACACAGCAACCATTGGCACAGCAGCATATTTTGTATCTAATGGTAATTTTGGTATTTCTAATAATGCGCCTGCCGATAAATTGTCAGTCAATGGTACTGGTTATTTTAACGGAAATGTGACTTCTCTTGGTGTTATTTCTTCATCTTCAGATGAAAGATTAAAGTCTGACATAAAAATCATTGAAAATCCATTAGAAAAAATAAATGCTATAAATGGTATAACATTTAAATTCATCAATACTGATGTTATCAGTACAGGATTGATAGCTCAAGAAGTAGAAAAAGTATTACCAGAAGCGGTCAGTATAAATGAAAATGGTATGAAATTTGTTGCTTATGGAAATATTGTTGGATTATTAGTCGAATCCATTAAAGAATTAAGAAAAGAAATTGAGGAAATAAAGAATGGCAGTATCCATTAATTCTACTGCGTTAATTTTTAGTGATGGAACTTATCAAAATACTGCGGTAACACAACGTTTCTTAGCTGATTCTAATACTGCATGCACTGCTGGTGTATCTATTATTTCTATTCCGGGAGACGGTGTAGCATATCAAACCAATACAATATATCTACAAACACAAAAAAGTGGTAATGGAACAACTTTAGAAGAAATAAGATTTAAAACAGATGGTACAAAAATGTATATACTTGATTCCAGTCCAGATCAAGTGTTACAATTTAATTTGTCAACTGCTTGGCAAATAGATACTGCAACTCAAGTATATACTTCAGGTATAGCGGATTTTACTGGTTCTAGTTTGGGAGCAATGACAAATTCATATGGAATGGATTTTAGTTCTGATGGAAGTAAATTATTTTTAACAAATCAAGCAGGATCAAGTTCAAAAATAGTTCAATATGCTGTTTCTAGTGCATGGGAAGTAAATACAGCAACTGTCTCAATGACAAGTAATTTAGTAATTGGTGTTACTCCAGGCGAAACCAATCCAACAAGTTTGAAATTTAAATCAGATGGTACCAAGATGTATGTACTTGGTTTAACTTTAGATAAAGTACATGAATACGACTTGTCTTCTGCCTGGACTTTATCGACAGCGACTTTGGTTGGAAACGTTTCTGTTTCTAATACATCACCAAATGCATTAGAATTTAATAATACTGGTTCAAAAATGTATATTGGTGACTATACAAGTGATATTATATATGAATATAATTTATCAACCCCATGGCAAGTTAATACGGCTACATTAGTGGCAAATATAAGCATTTCCACTAGTGCAGGAAGAACTGCTGGTCTAGGAAATGTTTCTGGAATAGCATATTCTTCTAATGGTCATAAAATGTATTTAAGTGATATTAATGATTCAAGAATACAACAATTTACTTTGGAAAATACTCCGTCTTTGAGAAGTATAGCAGTTTCTGGAGATTTGACTATTTCTGGTAATTCTACTCATATAACCATCGGATAAATAAAAATGACTGTTTCTATAAATTCAACCGCTATCATTTTTAATAATGATTCTACATCTCAAAATTCAGCGGGGATAACGACAATAACAAATTTAGGTTCTGGAAACACAGTTTATTATTCTAAATCTGGTTCTAATGCTGAATGTAGAATATTATTTGAAACGACTACTGGTTCTATAACTCAAAATGCTAATGTTATAACTTTTACAATTTAAAGGGAAATCAATGACCGTTTCTATTAATGCAACAGCTATTATTTTTAATGATTCTACATCTCAAAATACTGTAGCTATTGCTAATGTTACCAATTTAGCCTCTGGAAATGGTGCAATTGCAGACGGAGCAAATACCTCTTATTTAAGATTTAAAAGACTTAATATGTCAAGCAGCACTGGAAGTATTTCAGCAAATGCTTCGACTGTTTTGTATAGTTATACAGCGCCAGTTGGTGTTGGTGTTTGCTCTATAGGAGGATAAATGTGAAGGGGTTTGAAATGATTGATATAAAATATGGTTTGGGATCAGAAAAAAATACTGATGTAATGCCTATACACCAAGAAAAATTATCTAAAAATGGATATAATACAAAAGGAGTTACTCATTATTACGATGAAAATTTTCTTTCAAAAGAAAAAGTTGATGAGATTAATTATAAATTGTTTACATTAGAACCCACTTTGGATAAAAAGAAAGGCTCTTTAATTGGTGAAAATTATAATAATATAGACCGCATTCATTTTACTATAAGTAGATTCGATAAAAAAGATGATATATACTTTGCTGATGAAATAATTGAGAAATCTTTGAATATAAATCAAAAATATTTTAATTTAGATCTTGATAGCTTATTTAGATTTAATCTTCTTAGATATACCGGTCAAGATAAAAATCACATCGACTGGCACATGGACGAACATTTTGGGTATGACATTCCAGACAATTCTTCCATAACAGAATCGACTAAATTTAGAAAATTAACAACTGTATTAATGTTAAGCTCACACGAAGAATATGAAGGTGGTGAATTTCTTTTTTATGATTTTTCTACAGCACCAGATAATTATCCTATATGTAGTTTTAAAATGGATAAAGGTGAAGCGATAATATTCCCATCATTTGCTCTTCATAAAGTAAATCCGGTAACATCAGGAAAGAGAAATTCTCTTGTGGCTTGGTTTAGCGGTCCTAGATGGAGATAAAAATATGATAGAAATTAAAAATCTTAATATAGATGTATTTGATTCAAAAGAATATTTGAATTTCATTGAAAATACTAAAATTAATTTTAAAAATTCTGCAAATATTTTAAAAATGCGGATAAAAAAAGAAATCGGCAAACCTGAAATCAACAAACAAGCTTATGGGCTGTATATAGACAACTCTTTACAAGCAGTCACTAGTATCAGTGAAATCAATAATTTTGCATACCACATAGATCATTTTCCTCCCATTCATAATGATAGTTATAAAAATGAATATGATGATTTAATAATCTATACAATAAATGATATGATCATTAGAGAATTTAAAGTAGCTTACGTATACACTTCAGAAACATTTTATAATGAATGGATTTCCAGACAAACTCAGAAATTTGTAGAAGACAATGTAATATCTATTGTAGAAAAAATACCAGCTAATGGTATCATACAAAATAATTTAATAAATAAAAGATTACCATATTATAGCGGAGATATGATTCCAGGTATCCACGATGGTTCAGATCAAAAATCTCTTCCACCATCTTTAGATGTAGATTCTGTCATTCTACATATAAACTATCAATATTAGGAAAACACACATGCTCTCAGAAGAATTTATTAGACGTATTACAAGAAGAGCCAAGCCAGAATTTCAACAAGGCATGGTCGATAATATGAATCAAATATTTGAGATTTATGAAATCAATACTCCATTAAGAATCGCGCATTTTCTTGCACAGGCCATGCACGAATCAGGAGAGTTTTCTATCAATGTAGAAAATCTTAATTATTCTGCACAAGGTCTTACTAGAGTATTTCCAAGATATTTTCCGTCAATGCAATTGGCAGAACAATACGCTCGTAAACCAGAAATGATTGCCAATAGAGTTTATTCTAATCGTATGGGAAATGGATCAGAAGAATCTGGTGATGGTTGGAGATATCGTGGCAGAGGCATATTCCAGTTAACTGGTAAAGATAATTACAATCGTTATGGAAATGCTATTGGTATTGATCTTATCAACGATCCAGAAGCAGCATATGATCCTGTTGTTTCTCTTCAAGTAGCCTGTGAATACTGGAAATCAAGAAACATTAATCCAGATGCTGATCACGACGATATTGTTATGATAACAAAGAAAATTAATGGTGGCACCATCGGCCTTGATGATAGAAAACACCATTTCCACCTATTGTATCCACAAGTTCAAGAGCAATTCAATGTCAGATAATACAGAAAAAAAAGAAGAAGAACATTGGCTTAAATCGTATTGGCGACCAGCAATGGGTTGGTCTTATTTTATTATCTGTTTATTTGATTTTCTAATTGCACCCATTCTAAATGCTGTTTTCTTTGCACTATTCAATGCAACTAAATTTCAGCAGTGGGACCCAATGACACTAAAGGGCGCTGGATTATATCATATTGCCATGGGTGCAATTATTGGTGTTTCTGCTTGGTCCAGAGGTCAAGAGAAAATTTCAGTATCTACTACAACAACTCAATCTCCATACGGATCATCTTCTTCAATGTCATATGGTCAATCTTCTGGATCATCTTATTCGCCATCTTCTTCTCAGTATACACCCAGTTATAATAGACCATCAACAACACAAACTGTAACTGTTGATGACGAACCTGATCCACCAAGAAAAGGTGGTCCATTTCAATAAATAGAATAAAAGGAGAGAAAAATGCTAACACTTATTTCTTTTGTTATTGGTCTTATTGTCGGTTGGAATTTTCTTCCTCAACCACAATTTGTTAAAGATAATGTTGATAAAGTAATAGCAAAATTCAAAGGTAACTAAATTGGCAATACCTACCACAAAGAGCGAATTCAAAGAGTACTGCCTACGTCGTTTAGGCAAACCTGTAATTGAAATTAACGTCGATGATGATCAAGTTGATGATCGCGTCGACGAAGCTCTTCGTTATTTTTGGGATTATCATTTTGAGGGCGCTGAGAAAATATACTATAAGCATCAGGTCACTCAAACCGATATAACAAACAAATACATTACTCTTCCAGATAACGTGATCGGCGCTGTTAATGTATTTGAGGTCGGTCAGGCTTTGAATACAAACAATCTATTCAATATTCGTTATCAAATTGCTTTGAATGATTTATACACTCTTACCTCTGTTTCTATGGTGCCATATTATATGGCTCTACAACATATTCAGTTTCTTGAAATGATGTTGGTTGGTAAACAACCACTTAGATACAATCGCCACATCAATAAACTTTATCTTGATATGGATTGGAATAAATTTGACGCTGGTAATTATTTAATAGCAGAAGTATATCAAGTAGTCGACCCAGAAGTTTATACAAAAGCATGGGGAGATCGTTGGTTGCTTAGATATGCTACGTGTTTAATTAAGCAACAATGGGGAGCTAATCTTTCAAAGTTTCGTGGTATGAAACTTCCTGGTGGTATCGAGTTTAATGGTTTGCAAATTTTAGCTGACGCCAATCAAGAACGTGCAGAATTAGAAAGAGATATGATTACGTCTTATTCGTTGCCCGTCAGCGATATGATCGGCTGAAATATATACTTTATATAAATACTCTAGAGATAACTTCAAAGGAGTATTTAAATGCAAGAAAAATATGGTTTTGTTTATATCTGGTTAGATCGTAAACAAAAAAGATATTATATTGGTATGCACTGGGGAACAGAAAATGATGGGTATATTTGTTCATCTCCGTGGATGCGACAAGCACATAAGCACCGCCCTAAAGATTTTAAACGTAGAATTTTAGAACGTGTTTATATCAACCGTAAAGAATTATATGAACGTGAAAAATATTGGCTTTCTTTAGTGAAAGATGAAGAACTTAAAATTCGTTATTATAATCTTTCAAAAAATGTAAATGATACATGGCTAGATGAAAGTAACTTATTATCTAGAAAAGAAAAAATCTCTATTCGTACTAAAGAAGCAATGCAGCGACCAGAAATTCGTGAAAAATATATTGAAGGATTAAAAACAAGAGATACAAAGTCGTCTAATATTGAAACTAAAATTAAACGTAGAAATACTATGTTAGAAAATAATAGAAATAAAGGTAAAATTACAGTTAAAGATTCTGATGGCAATATTTTTCATACAACGCATGATGATCCAAAATGGATTTCGGGTGAATTAATTGCAGCGTCTAAAGGTATAAAACGAGCACCATTAACAGAAGAACACAAACAAAAAATCAAAAACGCTGGAGCATTTTCTCTTATAAATAATACTAAAATAAAATGTGTTTATTGTGATTTTTGGGGAAATAAAGGCAATGTTTATAGATACCACAACGAGAAATGTAGATTAAAAAATGCTGACATTTAAAAAATACATAAAAGAAGCTTGGTCCGCCGATATATCTCAAACAAAAAGAGATCCAATTGTCAGCGACACAAAACCTATAACTTATGACGATCCAAATAAATTTGATAAAAACGCTAACAAAATTGGAGAAGTAGGCGGTTTACATTTATACCATTCTTCTTCCCCAGGAAGCGGAGCTTCTTATTTCACATATAATCCAGAAGATAAGAAAATACATCATACTGTTAGATTTGCTGGTCAAATAAATAATCCTGATAAATCAATAACATATCAATTTCCAACCACGCAGGGCAGAAAAAGTTCTCCTGTTAGAATGAATGATGTTATTAAATCTATTTCAAGAACTCATAATGCGTCTATAGAATGGACTAAAAATTCCGAAGGCATGCAAAAATCTTTAAATAGAATGATGAGTGATCCAGAAATGAGAGTGCATGGTTTACACTCTAATGGTTTCGCTCAACCATTAACTTCTGATATGATTACTCATATACCGTATGGCTCAAAAGATCCAGAACAGCAAAAAATAGGAAGAATGAAAATAGTGACCGGATATAATCCTCCTCAAAAAGATATAGGAGGATAACATCGCCACAAATTTTTTCTTCAATAATTTTCAATCGTCACAGGAACAGCTTCTCCTCGAAAACCTAGTTATCGAGGCAATACGTATTTACGGTCATGACGTTTTCTATATTCCTCGTAAACTAAACAATTACGATGATATCTATGGAGCCGATGATCAATCGTCATATGAAAACGCCTATCCTATTGAAATGTATATCAAAAGCTTTGATGGGTTTCAGGGTGATGGTAATTTCATGTCTAAGTTTGGTCTTGAAATCAGAGATCAAGTTATTTGGTCTGTTGCTCAAAGAATATTCAATGAAGAGGTTGGAAACTTTACAACACAAGTAAGACCAAACGAAGGCGATTTAATATATTTTCCTTTAAATAAAAAATGTTTTCAAATTAAATTTGTGAACAAATATGAGATGTTCTATCAACTAGGCGCTCTTCAGACCTGGGAAATGACAACAGAATTGTTTGAATATTCTAATGAAACATTTAATACTGGCATACCAGAAATTGATTCTATTCAAAAGAAATTTGATACAAACATACTTACTTGGGGAATTAAAGATGAAAACGGTGATTATTTGACAGACGAAGATGGAAATTATTTAATTCTTGAAGGAAAAGGTGTTGGTGATTTGGTTGCTATGGATGATAGCGATGAATTCCAAGTTGAATCAGATCAGTTCGTTGACTTTACAGTTCGTGATCCTTTCTCAGAAGGGAACATTTAAATGTTTGGTTCAACGTTTTATTTCAGAACAATAAGAAAATATGTTGTATTGGTCGGAACATTATTTAACGACATTCATATAACCAGAACAAATTCTGCAAACAATACAGTTGCTCGTTTAAAGGTTCCTATTACATATGCTCCAAAAGATAAGATGTTGGCTCGTGTTACACAAGACCCCAATATTGACCGACCTACAGCGACTGCACCGCTTCCACTTATTTCCTTCGAAATGGGTCAAATGAAATATGATGGTTCAAGAAAACTACCAACAATTAATAGAAGTGTTGTAAGAGATTCAGCAAATACAAGCAAATTTGCATATCAATATAATCCTGTACCATATAATATTGATTTTAAACTTTATATCTATGCTAAAAATGTAGAAGATGGAACCAAAATACTTGAGCAAGTTTTGCCATATTTTACACCCGATTGGACAACCACAGTCAATTTAATACCAGAAATGAATATCATTATGGATATTCCTATAATATTAAATGATATTAGATATGAGGATAACTACGATCAAGGTGATTTTACTAAAAGAAGAGCTATAATTTGGACTCTTGATTTGGTATTAAAAGGTTATTTCTATGGTCCAGTTAAGAAGTCAGGAATTATCAAATTCGTTGATACTAATTTTTATACTCCAAACGTTGCTGATGGTGAATTACAATCTGCTGTTGGTAATACAGAAGCTATAAGTAGAGTAACAATACAGCCAGGAATATACTCTGCAAACAATTCACCTTTAAATTATTATGGTGCAGCAAATACCACTTTAGCAGCACAGTCTGTAGCTTATACAGAAATTGATATAAATGATGACTTTGGTTATTTAACACAAATTTATGACGAAGAGCAATTGATCTAATGAATGAAGAAGAAGACGAACCAAATCTTCCAGAATTAAGTAATATCACTAAAACAGTCAATGGTATTATTGAAACCGCTTTGGACGATAGTGCAAAAAAAGATTTTGAACAGGCACGAGCCAATATTCATGATTTAATTGAAAATGGCAAAGATGCTATGGATAAATTAGCGTTGATTGCCGATAGTTCTCAACATCCGAGAGCATACGAAGTATTGTCAAAATTGATGGAAACTATGCTCCAGGCCAATAGAGATTTGATGGATTTACAAAGTAAGGTCAGAGAAATTAAGGCTATTGATCAACCAATAAATGGCGCAAGAACTATCAACAACAATCTTTTTGTTGGTTCTACAGCAGAATTGCAAAAAATGATAAAGAATATTAGAGAAGGTGATGGATCAATTCAATAATCTTGGTGGTTATAACGGTAATATAAATCTAAAAAGAGCCAATCAATCTATAGATTGGACCCCTGATCTTGTTCAAGAATATATTAAGTGTTCGCAGGATGTAATTTATTTTACTGAAACTTATATGAAAATCATCAATATTGATAAAGGTCTAGTTAATTTCGAACTATATCCATATCAAAAAGATATGTTACGAGCTTTTGCTAATGGTAGATTTAATATTATCACAACTGCTCGTCAGGCAGGCAAATCAACAACAACTTGTGCTTTTATTTTATGGTATATCATATTTCATCCAGAAAAAACAGTGGCTCTTTTGGCCAATAAAGGAGACACCGCTAGAGAAATTCTAAGTCGTATTCAGTTAGCATACCAGCATCTTCCAAAATGGCTTCAGCAAGGTGTTGTTGAATGGAACAAAGGTTCATTCGTTCTAGAAAACCAATCTCGTGTTATTGCTACGGCGACTTCTTCAAATAACATTCGTGGTTTCTCTGTTAACCTTCTATTCATTGACGAAGCTGCATTTATTGAAAACTGGGACGATTTTTTCACATCAGTGTATCCTACCATTTCTTCTGGTTCGGAAACTAAAATTATTCTTGTATCAACTCCTAATGGTCTAAACCACTTCTATAGTATTTGGGTAAATTCCAAAGAAAATAGAAATGGATATAACAATATTATGGTTAGATGGCAAGATGTTCCTGGCAGAGATGATAACTGGAAACAGAACACTCTTGCTGCAATGAATTTTGACCTTGAGAAGTTTGAACAGGAATATAATTGTGTTTATGGAAATGCAAAAATAACCCTAAGAAACAAAAATACGGGTGAAATATTGAATTTATCCATAGAAGAAGCATATGATCTTATGAATAATGAGAATTTCTAGAATATATAAATAAATGTAAATTTCTAGGAAAATAAAATGTATTGTGTTTACTGTATAACCAGAGAAGACGGAAAAAAATATATTGGTAAAGCCAAAAATATAAAAAACAGAATGTCTAGTCATAAAAAAACTAAAAGGTTTCTTGACTATAATTTTTCATACGAAGTTCTATTTTATTCCGAAGATCACGAAATGATCAGTTGTGCTGAAAAATTTTTTATATCACTGTATGATACTTACAACAACGGATTGAACGAAACACCCGATGGTTCTGGCAACAATTATACGGAAAAATTCACAACACATGGATTTAAATTTTCGGACGAATCTAAGCAAAAAATGAGATTAAATCACTATTCTAAAAAAGAAAATTATATTCCCCCCATGTTAAATAAACATCATAGCCAAGAAACAAAAATCATGTGGTCACAAAAAAGAAAAGGAAAGGTTCATAGTAAAAAATTTAACGAACAGTGTATAGAAAATATATTAAATTTGTATGTTTCCAAACCAATTTTAAATTTAGATTTCAAAAGAAAAAACGGGAAAACTATAGATTATGATTCGGCTTTCTGTATACAATATGCAGAAAAATTTAATATGTCTATACCAAATTTAAAAAAAATAATCAAGGGCAATAACATAGTATGGAAATCACTGTTCGAAAAAATAGTCAATATGAAATCTTAACTCCTCACGGATGGAGTGATTTTGATGGCATACGAAAGATTAAAAGACAAGAAAATGTTCGTATTATACTCGAAGATTTCAAAGAAATAATTTGTACACCCGAGCATTTATTATTAACAATAAACGGATTCAAAACAGCGGCTGAAATCAATTCATCTGATTTCATTGTTACCAAACAAGGCAATCGTGAAATTTTAAGTTTTGAATTTGTCAACGAAAAACAATTTTTTTACGATCCTCTGGAAGTCAAAAAAGAATATTGTTATTATGGTAATGATATTGTTAACCACAATTGTGAATTTCTTGGTAGTTCTGGTACTCTTATTGCTGGCTGGAAATTGAAAGAAATGGTCCATCAAAATCCTATTATGGAAAAAGATGGCATGATTCAATATTTTCCACCCGTCAAAGACAGAGTATACATGATGGTTTGTGACGTATCAAGAGGTAAAGGACTTGATTATTCGGCTTTTCAGCTTTTAGATGTTACTTCTATGCCATATCAGCAGGTATGTGTATTCCGTAATAACTCAGTATCACCAATTGATTATGCAAGTATTATTCATAGAACCGCCAAAAGCTACAACAATGCTTCTGTTCTAGTTGAGGTAAACGACATAGGCGAACAAGTATCTCATAGCCTTCACTACGATTTTGGCTATGAAAATGTGCTCTTTACTGAAAATGCCGGCAGAAGTGGTAAAAGAATTACTAGTGGTTTTGGAGTAAGCTCGACACAAATTGATAAAGGTATTAGAACAACTAAGGTTGTCAAAACAATTGGTTGTTCTATTCTTAAATTATTAATTGAACAAAATCAATTAGTTATTAACGATTTTAATACAATTAACGAATTTTCAACGTTTTCTAAAAAAGGAAATTCATACGAAGCGGAACCACAAAAACACGATGACCTAGTGATGTGTTTGGTTTTGTTTGCTTGGCTTTCAGACCAACAATACTTTAAAGATTATACAAACATTAATACTTTGATGTCTCTGAGAGACAAGACTGAAGAAGATATAGAGCAAGATCTCGCTCCATTTGGATTTGTTTTTGATGGAAGGGAAGATTTTGACGATGAATATGAAAAATTTGTGCCTGATAATTGGATGTTTTCCGTAAGAGAGTCCTTTTAATAAATATCAAAAAATAATTTGTTTTCATTTTTAGGGAGATTAAAAATGGCTTTTCAATTAAGTCCAGGCGTAAATGTCACAGAAGTAGATTTAACAACAGTTGTACCAGCAGTAGCCTCATCAGATGGCGCTTTTGCAGGAATTTTCCGCTGGGGACCTGTTGGTGAAAGAGTTTTAGTTGATAGTGAAAATAAATTGGTCAGCCAATTTGGAAAACCAACAAATTTAAACCCAGAAACATTTTTTACTGCCGCAAACTTTTTGAATTATGGTAATCGCTTATATGTGTCCAGAGCTGCAAATACTGGTGGATCAACACCATCAGTTGCATTAACTGGAAATACTTCCAGCAACGTAGTTGTTTTGACTTCAGGAAATACATCTGGGCTTACAGCAGGTATGTATGTATATCAATCTTCTAACACATCAGTTTTTGCTCCAGCCAACACACTTACAATTACAGCAATTACTAATACAACAGCGATTCAATTAAGCTCAAATGCTGTTGCTGGTAATACTGCTACATTGTATCTAGCTAATCCACAAACTGCATATAATGCTCTTGCATTTCCTTCTGGTGCATTTGTGGGAAATCTTGTAAATCAAATTATAAAAAATCAAGATGATTATACTTCAAAAGATGGTAATTTTGATACCGATGTTATTTTTGCAGCCAAATATCCAGGTGAAATTGGTAATTCTCTAAGAGTTTCCATGTGTGAAACTTCATCATCTTTTCAATCAAACGTTTCTATAACTCCAAATATCAATTTTACAATTGGAAGCAACACAGCCACAGCAGAATATTCTGGTCTCTCTAATGCTTCTGCTACAACCGCAGCAGCTAGTTTCTCTGTTGGTGATCAAATTTTGGCAGGTAATTCTTCTATTGGTAATCAATATTTAAAAATTGCTGCTATTTCTGTTAATAATAGCTATAACAGCAATACTCTATTGACTTTTTCTTTAACTGAGACATATAGACTCCATACTGCATTCTCATCAAATACTATTCAAAGAAATTGGGAATTCTTCAATGTAGTCGATGTTGCTCCTGGCCAATCATCATATCAATTAAACAACGGTAATACATCAGCAAACGATGAATTGCACATTGTTGTAGTTGATAATGGCGGTAAATTCACTGGTACGCCAGGAACTGTTCTTGAAGTTTACAAAGGTTTATCTGCGGCAACAGATTCTCAAAATCTTGATGGTTCGACAAACTATTATAAAAATGTTATCAATGACAATTCACCATATATGTGGTGGACAAACGATCCAACCACAATTTCAGTTAATAAAACTGCTGCTTCTTTGGCATCTTCTACTGCAACAGCGCCAAAAAATATTACTTTCTCACTAGGCGCCGATGGTTATAATGAATCAAATACAAGCGCGTTCTCTGTTATTGCTGCTGCATATGATCTTTTTGCTTCTGCTGAACAAGTTGATATTTCTCTTGTTCTTCAAGGTAAACCGCTTGGTGGATCAACAAGCTCTGGTGGTGTAACTGTTACAGGATATCAACTTGCTAATTACATCATTGATAATATTTGTGAAAAAAGAAAAGATTGTATTGCTCTAATTTCTCCTGAAAAAAGCTTGACTCTAAACGCTTTTGGTACACAAGCAACAAATACAGTAGCTTGGAGAAATGTTCTTCACAGTTCTTCTTATGCTGTGATGGACAGTGGTTACAAATATCAATACGACCGCTACAATGATCTATACCGCTGGATTCCAATGAATGGCGACGTTGCTGGTCTTTGTGTAAGAACAGATAATACAAACGATGCATGGTGGTCTCCCGCTGGTTTCAATCGTGGCCAGATTAAAAATCTTGTTAAACTTGCCTTTAATCCAACACAAGCAGATAGAGATATTCTATATAAAAATGGTGTAAATCCTGTTGTGTCCTTCCCAGGTCAAGGCACTATTCTTTATGGCGATAAAACTCTACAAGCAAAACCATCTGCATTCGATAGAATTAATGTTCGTCGTCTATTCATTGTTCTTGAAAAAGCAATTTCCACTGCTGCAAAATACTCTCTGTTTGAGTTCAATGATGCGTTCACAAGAGCACAATTTAAAAATCTAGTAACACCTTATCTTCGTCAAATTCAAGGGCGTCGTGGTATTACTGATTTCTTGGTTGTGTGTGATGATACCAATAATACTGCACAAATCATCGATACAAATCAATTTGTTGGCGATATATACATTAAACCAGCAAGAAGCATCAATTTCATTCAGTTGAACTTCGTAGCTGTTGGAACTGGGGTACAATTTAGTGAGGTTGTAGGTAAATTCTAATTTATTTACTCTGTCAAACTCTCTCCGAGATAATATCAAAGAGAGAGTTTGAAAAGAACACTAAATAATATAAAACTCATAGGAGTAAAAAATGCCTTTTAATATTAATAGTTTTAAACAAAACGCTCTTGTTTATGGTGGCGCTAGACCATCACTATTTAATGTTGTTCTATCTGTTCCACAGAATATTGGTATCTCAACAACATCAGTCAGTAAATTCAGTTTTGTTTGCCAATCAGCAGCTTTACCAGCTTCTTCAGTTGGAAACTTTGCCGTGCCTTATTTTGGAAGACAAATAAAGCTTGCTGGCGATAGAACATTTGCTGATTGGAACGTAAGCGTTATGAACGACGAAGATTTTTCTGTCAGATCAATGTTTGAATCTTGGTCAAATGCTTTAAATCGTCTAGTCTCAAACGTTCGTGATCCAAACATCTCAGCAGAACAATATAAAACAGATCTAGATGTAATCCAATATTCAAAAGATGGATCTATCTTAAGAGCATATCAAATTGTTGGGGCTTTCCCAACAGAAGTTGGTGCAATTGCTTTAGACTGGGGTTCTCAAAATTCTATTGAAATGTTCCCTGTCAATTTCTCATATGATTACTGGATTCCAACAGTAGAAACTTCAGATAAACTAGCTGGTGGTACTAATGTTTATGGCGCAGCAGCACTTATCGATGGCCCACAAGGTCCTTAATATAATATTTGATGAATTTGGGGAGATTTTCTCCCCAATTTTGGAGATCTAAATGGCAGAACTTTTTGGTTTTGAGTTTAAAAGAAAATCTAAAGAAGATACATCACAGCTTCCTTCTTTTTCTCAAAAGGAAACTGATGATGGCGCAGTTGTTATTGCTGCTGGTGGTTCCTTTGGAACATATGTTGATTTAGACGGCACTGTAAGAACTGAAGCAGAATTAGTCACAAAATATAGAGAAATGTCTCTTCATCCAGAATGTGATTCTGCTGTTGAAGAAATAGTAAACGAATCAATTTCTATTGATGAAGAAGATGTAATTAACATAAATTTAGAAGATTTAAAAGTTTCGGAAAATATAAAGAACGCAATTAAAACAGAATTTCAAACTTGTTTACAATTATTAGATTTTAAAAGACACGCTTACGATATCTATAGACGTTGGTATGTAGACGGAAGACTTTATTATCATGCAGTTATAGATGAAAATTCTCCCAAAGAAGGCATTAAAGACGTTAGATATATTGATCCTAGAAAAATTCGTAAAGTAAGAGAAATAACTAGGAAACGTATTCAACACGGAAATCCCATGGATGCAGTTACTACTAAAACTGTAAATGAATATTTTATTTTTAATGATAAAGGATTTAATTACGGTAATAAAGTTACTGGGCCAACAACTGCTGGATTGAAAATTGCAAAAGATTCTATTGTCCACGTAACTTCTGGATTGACAGATAATCAAGGAACTATGGTTCTTTCTTATCTTCACAAAGCAATTAAAGCACTAAATCAATTAAGAACTCTTGAAGACTCATTGGTTATCTATCGTTTAGCAAGAGCGCCAGAACGTAGAATTTGGTATATTGATGTTGGTAATCTCCCAAAAATGAAAGCTGAACAATACTTTCGTGATATTATGGTCAAACACAAAAACCGTTTAATCTATGATGCACAAAGTGGTGAGATCAGAGACGATCGTAAATTTATGACTATGTTGGAAGATTATTGGCTTCCAAGAAGAGAAGGTGGTCGTGGTACAGAAGTAACAACACTACCTGGTGGTCAAACTCTTGGTCAAATGGACGACGTTTTATATTTTCAAAAGAAATTTCTTCAAACACTAAATGTTCCTGTTAGTCGTTTAAATAGTGATGCAGTATTTTCTATTGGTAGAGCAACAGAAATTACTAGAGACGAACTAAAATTTGCTCGTTTCATTATTCGTCTTAGAACAAAATTTTCCGATCTTTTCATTAAAATGTTAGAAAAACAGCTTGTTCTAAAAGGAATTATGACATTAGAAGATTGGGAACAAATCAGACAAGATATAAAGTTTGATTATGCTAGAGATAATTATTTCACAGAACTGAAAAATGCCGAAATATATAACAATAGACTTTCTTTGGCAGGTTCTTATCAAAACTTTACTGGTAAATATTATTCACACGAATGGGTCAGAAGAAATATCCTTCGTCAAACTGACGATGATATGAAGACCATGGATTCTCAAATTCAAAAAGAAAAGAGTTCTGATGATCCTAGATGGATTAATCCAGCAATAGATCAAAATTTGCAAATGGAATTGCAGACTCAATCTATGGTCCAACAAAATCAACAAATGGCGCAGCAAAATGCACAGCCACAGCAACAAGGCGGCGCTCCTATTGATCCTAATGTTGGAGCAACACAAGATCCACAAATGCAACAAAAAATGCAAGAAATTAGAAACGCAAAAATGATTGTTGACAAGCTGAAAGGCACAACTCCAGCTGGTCGTTCAATTCAAGATCAATCAAAATATAAAGCAGCAGTGCAAATTCTAGCAAAAAATAGAGATTTGGCGGCTCAATTAGGCATGACACAATAAGAGGTAAAAATGGATAAATATGATATTGAAGGATTAATTTCCGCAACATTAGAACAAAAACCAAGCGATTTTTCTCATATTTTCAACGATTTGATTATTGATAGATTATCTTCAGCAGTTGAAAATAAAAAAATTGAAATCGCAAAATCGATGTTTAATGGTCTAGAAGATTCATCAGAGGAATAAACAAATGTCAAAATCTCTAAGGGATATTGTAAAAGCCACACCCGGTCAAACAGACAATAAATTTGTTATGTATAAAAAGGAACTAGAAGGTTCAAATAAATCAACTGTTAGACCCGGTTCAACAGGCTCTGATCCCTATGTTGATTACATGCCCAAGTCAAAAGATGAACAAGATTTTGTTAAAATACATAAAACAGCAGAATTTGCTGACCGCGCCGGAAACACAGAATTTCCTTATAAGGGCGGCACAAAAGTAGCAAAATATCCTAGACAATCTAAAAATGTCTATGAAGCCAAGCAAATGAAGTGTGAAACATGTGGTGAATCTCTTTGTAAATGCACTACCAAAGAAGCAAGGCCAGGAAAAAAGGGCATGCTTTTTGGTGGAAAGAAAAAACTTCAAGAAGTATTAACCAAAAAAACATCTGCTGGAGAAGTCATTTCTGATTTCATTCATTCAAAAGACCCAAAGTTTGCTGGTAAATCTAAAGAAGAACGTAAACGCATGGCTCTTGGTGCATATTATGGCATGCATCCTGAAAAATCTAAAAAAATGGAAGAAGATTTGGCCATGCCGATGCTTGAAGATGGCAAGAAGAATAAAAAAAAAGATCTGAAAAAGAATCAGGACCAGACAGCCCAATGAATCTAAGTTATCCCAGTGGAAATATAGGTGATATGCCAAGTAGAGGAGCAATACTATGATAATTAAAGTTCTTGGTGCAGAAGTATCAATCGCCACCGCTAATAATGTTGCTAATTCTGGTTTGGTAAGAATAATCAATACTGGTGCTCTTGCTACAGCAAATATTGCTTATTCAAATGGCACTGTTTATGCAAATGTTTCTATTTCAAACACAGAAAGTGTGATTTTACAAAAAACCACAACCGATCTTTTAACCGGAGCAAATATGAAAGCTGCTCCTGTAGCTTATAGGCACTAATATGAAACTTATTAGAGAAGAAATAGAATCAGTAGAGTATATTACCGAAGCAACAGAAAACGGTAATAAAAAACATTATATTCAAGGAACATTTCTTGTTGCTGAACAAAAAAACAAAAATGGTAGAGTTTATCCCATTTCTGTTTTGGAATCAGAAGTTAATAGATATGTAAAAGAAGTTATCAAAGAAAACAGAGCTTATGGTGAATTGGGCCATCCATCAGGTCCACAAATTAATCTTGATCGTGTTTCACATATCATCAAAGAATTAAAAAGAGATGGAAATGTTTTTGTTGGTAAAGCAGTAATTACAGAAACACCAATGGGCAATATTGCTAGAGGTCTTCTAGAATCTGGTGCAAATTTAGGTGTTTCTTCAAGAGGTCTTGGAACATTACAAGAAACTGCAAGAGGAATGATGGTCAAAGACGATTTTCGTTTAGCAACTGCTGCTGATATTGTTGCTGATCCATCCGCTCCAGGAGCTTTTGTTCAAGGAATTATGGAAAACGTAGAGTGGATTTATGATCCAGTCAAACATACATGGCATGAAGAGAAACTTGATAATATGAAAAAAGGCATGAGAAAAATGAGTACTCGTCAATTAGAGGAAAACAGTCTTGCGTTGTTTGAGAATTATATTGCTTCTCTTACAGTAAAATTTTAATTGATATAAATATTTTTAAAATCTAACAAAGGGAAACCCTACAATGACTGAAAGAAAAGAACAATCAGAACTTGAAGATATTTTCAAGATTTCTCTACAAGAAGCTCGTCGTCGCCGTGAAGAAGAAGAGGAAGAATCTTCAAAGAAAGACGATGACGATGACGGAAAAGAAGATGATGACGATGATGGCGATACTGAAGACGATGATAGAAAAGGAAAAGGTGAAGAGGAAGAAGAGGAAGAAGGTGGTAAACGTTCCATGAAGAAAAAGAAAATGGAAGAAGAAACCATTGCTGCCTCCAGCATCAAAGCACACAAAACTGCTGATGTAAAAATTCCTGCTGAATCTCGTGCTTCAACGATGAAAAATGTTGTTAATATGATGGCTTCAATGAATACAACTGACCTCAATCATTTCCGTGCAACTATTGCTCAATTTGGCCCCAATAAAATGCCAGGAGCTACTGATAAATCAGCACAAAACGCTTCTTCAATTGATATGAATGCTTCTGCTGCTGTTGCTTCTAAAGGTCCAAAAACAAAAATGCCAATGCCAAAAATTAATGTCAAAGAAGATGTTGAAGAAATGTTCAACGGCCAAGAACTTTCTGAAGACTTCAAAGAAAAAGCTTCAACAATTTTTGAAGCAGCAGTAAATGCTCGTATAACTTTAGAAGTTGCTTCTCTTCAAGAACAATTTGAACAAGAATTGCAAGAACAAGTTTCCGATCTAACAGAACAATTGACAACAAAACTAGATGCTTATCTAGACTATGTTGTTGAAAACTGGATGAAAGAAAACGAAGTCGCCATCGAATCTACTCTACGTAACGAACTCATGGAAGAGTTTATTGATGGCCTAAAAGGTTTGTTTACAGAACATTATATCAATGTTCCACAAACAAAAGTTGATGTTCTAGAAGCCATGGCTTCAAAAGTTGAAGAATTAGAACAAAAACTTGACGAATCAATTACTGAAAATAATGAGCTAAAATCTGTTGTATACGAAGCTCAAATGCGAGATGTATTTGAGTCCGTGTCAGCTGATCTTGCACTAACACAAAAAGAGAAGTTTTTAGCTCTTGTTGAAGGCATTGATTTTGATGGCAATCTTGAAACATACGAGAAAAAATTGAAAATTGTAAAAGAAAATTATTTCAAGGGCGAATCAACAACACGCTCTTCAAATATTAACGAAGAAACTTTTGAAGGCCAAATCAACAATAATGTTGAGAATGTCGATCCACAAGTAAATCGTTATCTACAAGCAATTTCAAGAACCGTTAAAGTTTAGTTTTTTATAAATATACCTAAACCCAAAGAAAATTAGAAAGGGAAATTAAATGTATCTAGCTGAGGAAATTCAAAAAAAGTGGGCACCAATTCTTGATCATGATGCCCTAGGATCAATTAAAGATCAACATCGCCGTTCTGTTACAGCGATTGTTCTCGAAAACACAGAAAAAGCTTTGACCGAAGCTGCTTCTCATGGCCAATATCAAACAATTACAGAAACTTCTTCTGTAATTCCAGTTAACGCTATTCAAGCTTCTGGTGGTTCTTCAAACATTGACACATTCGATCCAGTGTTGATTTCATTGGTTCGTCGCGCAATGCCAAACTTGATTGCCTATGATATTTGTGGCGTTCAACCAATGTCCGGTCCAACAGGATTGATCTTTGCCATGCGTTCACGCTATGGTAACAACTCCGGATCAGAAACATTTTACGACGAAGTTAATACAGCATTCTCCTCTGTTAGAGCTGGTAACTCTACTTTTGGTGAAAGCTTTACAGCAGGTGCCGGTATCCCTGGTCAAACAAATACAACACCACTTGTTAATACAGCCAACTATAACACTGCTTTTGGTATGTCAACAGCACAAGCTGAAGCCCTTGGCACAGATTCAAACTCAGCTTTCGCACAGATGGCATTCTCAATTGAGAAAGTTACAGTAACTGCTCAATCTCGTGCTCTAAAAGCCGAATACACCATGGAACTAGCACAAGACCTAAAAGCAATTCATGGTCTAGATGCTGAAACCGAACTAGCTAACATTCTTTCTGCTGAAATTCTATCTGAAATCAATCGTGAAGTGGTTCGTACAATCAACATCACAGCTAAAGCCGGTGCTCAAGATAATACAACAACTGCTGGCGTATTCGACCTTGACACTGACTCCAATGGTCGTTGGACAGTTGAAAAATTCAAAGGTCTTATGTTCCAACTAGAACGTGAAGCTAATAAAATTGCTCGTGAAACTCGTAGAGGTAAGGGTAACATTGTTATCTGCTCTTCTGACGTAGCTTCTGCTCTTCAAATGGCTGGTGTTCTTGACTACGCTCCTGCTCTAAACAGCAACAAACTTGAAGTTGACGATACTGGTAATACATTTGCTGGTGTTCTAAATGGTCGTCTAAAAGTTTACATCGATCCATATGCTATCGGTGGTAACTATCTAACAGTTGGTTACAAAGGCTCTTCTTCTTTTGATGCTGGTTTGTTCTACTGCCCATATGTACCACTACAAATGGTGCGCGCCGTTGATCAGTCTAGCTTCCAACCAAAAATTGGCTTCAAGACACGTTATGGTATGGTATCAAATCCATTCGCCGATGGTTCTGCTGCTACCACACAAGGTGCGTTGACAACATCAACAAACGTTTATTACCGTCGCGTAATTGTTAATAATTTGATGTAAAATATATATTTTATTAAGTTATTCATAATAACTTTACTAAATAAAGTCAGGGGGAAACTCCTGGCTTTTTCTTTGGAGGTTAATATGGAAAAATACGGATTTGTTTATCTTTGGTTTGATCGTAAACATAAAAGATATTATATCGGTTGTCATTGGGGAACTGTTGAAGATGGATATATATGTAGTTCTTCTTGGATGAAACAAGCGTGGAGAATTAGGTCAGAAGATTTTAAAAGACGTATATTAAAAACAAATTTATCTAGAATTAATATGTACGAAGAAGAACAGCGTTATTTAGACATGATAAAGCCAGAAGAAATAAAATTACGTTATTATAACTTAAATAAATCAAATACAACAGCTTGGCATGCTTACCCAGAATCCGTAAAAACTATTGGTCAAAAAATATCATTCTCTAAAAAAGGTAAAAGCGTTCCAGCACCACCAAGCCGAGGATCAGCGATTTCTGCTGCTAAAAAAGGTAAAGCTCTAACCGAAGAACATAAAGCTGCTCTTACAGGAATTAAAAAGGCTCCACATACAGCTGAATGGAAACAAGAAAATTCTAAACGTATGAAAGAACAATGGTCGGATCCCAATAACAAAAGAAAATTGGCTGTTTCTGCTGCATCTAAAAAAAGATGGGAAGAGTTTAGAAAACAAAAAGAACTAAATACTATTGAACTTGTGCAATGAAGGCAAAGTACATAAGACGGTTTCAAGCCGCAAACTTTAAGAGGGGTCTTCGGATCCCTCTTTTTTTATATAAATAGTTGAAATGGAGGAACTCTATGTCTGCGATTGACAATACGCCATCAAACAAAAACTTTCTTAGTCCGCTTAATTTTCGTTTCCAAATTAAGAAAGCTCCTCATGTCAACTTTTTCATACAAAAAGTAAATATACCATCAATTCAATTAAGAAACGTTGATACACCAAATCCCTTTGTTAATTTACCATACCCAGGCGATCATATAACATATGGCTCTTTAGATATAACATTCAAAGTAGATGAAGATTTAACAAATTATCTAGAAATACACAACTGGATCAGAGCACTAGGATTCCCAGAAAAATACGAAGAATATAAGACAATTCAAGATGTAAAACCATATACTGGAGATGGAATATATTCAGATATTTCATTATTGATTTTATCAAGTACCAAAACACCAAATTACGACATTACTTACCGTGACGCTTTTCCAATATCACTTTCGGCGCTAACATTTCTGACTACTGATTCGTCTGTAAACTACATAGAAGCGTCAGCAACATTTAAGTATACATTGTTTGATATTACCAAAATTTAATTTTACTTTATACTTAAAATATAGTATAATTCCAATTATTATGTATCGGGGACGTTGTGATGAAAACAGAAGAAATATTTCAAATATGGGAAAAAGACTCCTTTATCGATAAAACAGAACTAGCTGATGAATCTTTAAAAATTCCAAAACTACATCATAAATATTATCAAATTTTGGTAGGTGAAAGAGTAAGATTACGCAATCTAGAAAACGAAATGAAATCTCTTAAACTAGATAAATACGAGTTTTATACACAAGGACCAAACGAAGAAACTAAAACAAAGGGTTGGAGAATGCCAGCCAAAGGGATGATATTAAAAGCAGATATCCCCATGTATATGGAAGCTGATAAAGAAATAATAGAATTATCTTTGAAAATAGGAATACAACAAGAAAAAATTGAATTATTAGAATCTATAATTAAAACATTGAATAACAGAGGTTATAATATCAGAGCAGCGATAGATTTCATAAAATTTACTAATGGTGGATAATGGATATAATACAAATACAAAAAATAAACGAAGTATATAATAAAATCATTGCAGAACCTTCAATTGTAATGGAACTTAGCGAATATTTTACATTTGACGTTCCCGGTGCAAAATTTATGCCTGCATATAGAAACAAATTTTGGGATGGTAAGTTAAGACTTTTAAGCCCCCTTAATTGTTTACTGTATGCAGGTTTAAATCGTTATATTGAAGAATTTGCTAAAAAAAGAGATTATGTTGTAGAATATTTGACAGAATTTCCTGATGAAGAGTTTTCAATAAAAGAAGCTGAAGATTTCATCAAGGCACTAAATCCAAAAATGCAACCAAGAGACTATCAGATGGACGCATTTATTCACGCTGTCAGAAACAAAAGATCTTTATTACTTTCACCCACCGCTTCTGGCAAATCATTCATTATCTATTTACTCGTGAGGTATTATGCTGAACGTACTCTCATTATTGTTCCTACTACTTCTCTTGTGTCTCAGTTGGCTTCCGATTTTGCTGATTATGGTTTTAATTCTGATGCTTTGGTGCATAGGATATATTCTGGACAAGACAAGTTATCTACTAAACCAATTACCATTTCTACGTGGCAGTCAATTTACAAAATGCCTAAAGAATTTTTCAAACAGTTTAATGTAGTAATTGGCGACGAAGCTCATTTATTCAAAGCTAAATCTCTAACAAATATTCTAACAAAACTAGAAGATTGTCAATATAGATTCGGTTTCACAGGAACTTTAGATGGCAGTCAAACACATAAATTGGTTCTAGAAGGACTTTTTGGTCCTGTTAGAAAAATAATCTCAACGGCAGAACTAATTGAGAAAAAACATCTAGCAGACTTTAAAATCAAAGCGATTGTTTTAAAATATCCAGATCATGAGAGAAAAACCATTTCCAATTCTGATTTTCAATCAGAAATTGATTTTCTTGTGAGATTAGAAGCTAGAAACAAATTTATACGTAACTTAGCTTTATCTTTACAAGGCAATACTCTTTTGCTTTTTCAGTTTGTTGAGAAACATGGAAAAGAACTATATAAAAATATAGCAGCAGAAGCTCCGGATAGAAAGGTATTTTTCGTTTCTGGATCTGTTTCTGGTGAAGAAAGAGAAGAGATACGAAAAATTGTAGAAAAGGAAGAAAATGCTATTATTGTTGCAAGTTATGGCACGTTTTCTACAGGAGTCAATATTAGGAATCTTCACAATATTATATTTTCTAGCCCATCAAAGTCAAGGATTAGAAACTTACAGTCTATCGGTAGAGGACTTAGAAAGTCAGAAACAAAGACAGAATCTACTCTATTTGACATTGCTGATGATCTGAGCTGGAAGACAAAGAAGAACTTTACCTTACTACATTTCATGGAAAGAGTAAAGATCTATAACGAGGAGAAGTTCAACTACAAGATCTACAATGTAGAGCTATCTATCTAATTATCAATTCAGCATTACTGATTATAATGCATATTCAAAATTAAGTAAAGGGCTATTTTATGGCAAAAGTGAAAAATTATATCAACAACAAAGATTTATATGAAGCTATGATTGATTTTAAAAATAAATTGAAAGAAAATCCAAACACACAAGTTTCTAACTATATTGGTCAATCGATTCTCCTGATATGTAATAATTTAGCTAAACGTCCTAATTTCTCTGGGTATTCGTATAAACAAGAATTGATCTCTGATGGAATAGTGGATTGCTTGGCAGCAATTAGCAATTTTGATCCAGAAAAAACAAACAACCCATTTGCATATTTCACACAAATTGCTTGGAATGCGTTTATACGACGTATTCAAAAAGAACATAAACAGAGTTATATCAAACACAAAAATTTTGAAAACAGTTTTTTGATGAATGAATTATGGCAAGACTCCGACAATATGCATTTAAAAACAAATGATATTTCTTCTAGAATTGTCGAAAACTTCGAAAATAAATTGACTAAAGATAAAAAACCTAGTATAATAGGGTTAAATAAATTTTCTGGAGAATAGAAATGAAATTAGAACATTTGATACCTGTCAATATAGTTGACATAGCTAAACAGTTAGAAAATTGTAAAGAATATTCTTCCGAGAAAGAATATCTATTACAGAGGCTCGAGGCTGTTAGAGATTTCACAACAGCTGTGATTGAACGCAATAGTAAAAAAAGAAAATGAAACTAGCTCTTATTACAGACACTCATTGGGGGATAAGGAACGACTCCCCAATATTTCATGATTATACAAAGAAATTTTTAGATAATAGTTTTTTTCCTTATCTGAAAGAGAACAATATAACAACTGTTGTCCATCTTGGAGATATCTTTGATAAGAGGAAACAAGTAAACATTCAAACTGCAAATAGGCTAAGAAAAGATTTTTTAGAGGTATTGCATGTTATGCAAATCGAGATGCACCTTATTGCAGGTAATCACGATACATACTATAAAAATACTAATAAAATTAATAGTATTGATGAATTTATTACTGGAGTTTATCCTAACATCATATCCTATACTAATAACGCTGAAACTATAGAATTTGATGGACTACCAATTTTATTTGTTCCTTGGATTTGCGATGAAAACAGAGATCAAATATTGCAAGAGATGGAGCGGACCAATGCACAAATTTGTATGGGGCATCTTGAGATTCAGGGATTTGAGATGTATAAAGGATCGATCGTTTCTCATGGAGACGATAGGAAACTTTTTAATAAATTTGATATGGTTTTTAGCGGTCATTTTCATCATCGTTCCAGTGATGGACAAATCTTTTATCTCGGGTCTCATGCTGAGTTTACTTGGTCTGATTATGATGATCCGAAAGGATTCCATATATTTGACACGGAAACAAGAGAAATAAAATTTGTTGAAAATCCTTATAGGATGTTCAAAAAAATTTGGTATAACGACACAGATGAAAATTTCATCAAAAATAAAATAGATTATTCTCAGTATTCTAATTGTATTCTAAAGGTTATTGTCACAAATAAATCAAATCCATATTGGTTTGATAGGTTTATTGAAAATCTTGAAAAAGAAAATCCTGTTGATATGCAAATTGTAGAAGATCATTTCAATTTAGATGTCGAGAATGATGAGGATATAATCAACGAAGCTGAAAGCACTTTGGATATTTTTAAGAAATATATTCAAAATTATGACCTAAAGAATGTTCCTAGAGATAAATTAGAAATTAAAATTAATCAATTATATGAAGAGGCTTTGTCATTGGAATGATTTTGTTTGAAAAACTTAGATGGATGAATTTTCTTTCAACAGGTAATATTTTCACTGAAATCGATTTGAATAAAAATAATACCACATTGATTGTTGGAGAGAATGGCGCGGGCAAATCGACTATTCTCGACGCTCTTTCATTTTCTCTGTTTGGTAAAGCTTTTAGAAAAATTAATAAGCCTCAACTTATTAATACCATTACGCAGAAAAATATGGTCGTTGAGGTTGAATTTTCTATAGGTTCTAACAAATATAGAATTATTCGTGGAATAAAACCAAATATATTTGAAGTGTATCAAAATGGTTCGCTTCTTAATCAATCTGCTGAAATGAAAGACTATCAAGAAATTTTAGAAAAACAGATTATTAAAGTAAACCATAAATCTTTCTGTCAAGTGGTTGTTCTTGGCACAGCTACATTTCAACCTTTTATGCAGTTGGCAGCTGGGCAACGCAGAGATATTATTGAAGATTTGCTTGATCTGCAGATTTTTACAACAATGAATACTCTATTGAAAGATAAAATTTCTGGTAATAACGAAAAAATATATACTTGTGAAGCCGATAAAAGACTAGTTGAGGAGAAAATAAAACTAATAAAAGAACACATTTCACAACTACAGAATAACAATACACAGCTCGTAGAAGATAAAAAACTAAGAATACAAGAAACAGATATACAAATAAAAGACTTATACAAAGATGTATTATATTATGAAAATATGATAAGAGAATTATCTTTGAAAACCGAAGATCAAGATTCTATAAAGAAGAAATTAAAAACTCTTGAAACTCTACAACATAGAATAGAAGCCAACAGAGCAGTTCTTAAAAAAGAATTGAATTTTTTTCATGAAAATGATGACTGCCCAATTTGCAAACAGTCTATTGAAAAAAATTTCAAAGCAGAAGCTATTAGAGAAAGAGATTCACAAATATCAGAGATAGATGAAGGTTTACCAAAGCTTCTAGAACAGCAAAATGAAATACAAGAAAAAATCAAACAGATACTTTCTGTGAACGATGAGATAAATGATAAAAAAATAGAAATACATCAGTTAAAAACTAGAATGAATTCATTGAACGATTACAAGGAAACTTTAATAGAAGAAATTAATAATTTAAAAATTGATGATAAAAAAGAAGATTCCTCTAAAATAGTTCAATTAGAACAAGATTATGACGAGTTAAAAAAGAAACATATTGATTTGATAGAAGAAAAATTGGTGTTGAATGCTGCTTCTTTGTTACTTAAAGATGGTGGGATTAAATCAAGAATTATCAAACAGTATATTCCAATCATAAACAAGTTGATAAACAAATATCTTTCATCAATGGAATTTATGTGTCAATTTGAATTGGATGAAACATTCAAAGAAACAATTAAATCCAGATACAGAGACGAATTCTCCTATGAGTCTTTTTCAGAAGGCGAGAAGATGAGAATTAATCTTGCTATTTTGTTTACTTGGAGAGCAGTAGCAAAACTGCGTAACTCAATCAATACAAATATTTTAATTATGGATGAGGTGTTTGATTCTTCTCTTGACTCAAACGGGACCGAAGAATTTCTCAAACTAATAAATGACTTGACTTCCGACACAAACACGTTTATAATAAGTCATAAAACAGATCAGCTTTATGACAAATTTGATAAAGTAATTCGTTTTGAAAAACATAAAAATTTCTCGAGGATTGTATAATGGAATTAGTATCTGACAAAGACTCTATTTTAAAAACTCCTTGTCAAGAAGTGGATTTTCTTAATCCACCTTTTGATTTAATTGAATTTTCAAAAGACCTTGTTAAATTTATGTATGATAACAATGGTATAGGTATTGCCGCCAATCAGGTTGGTGTTCCATATCGTATTTTTGCTATGAGAGGTCAGCCAGAAAATTTTGTTTGTATAAATCCTAGAATTGTTCATTTTTCTGAACAACAAATTCTCCTTGAAGAAGGATGTTTGACTTTTCCAAATCTGTACGTTAAAATAAAGCGTCCACAACAGATCAGAGTAAGATTCAATACTCCTAATGGAGATGTAATGACAAAACAATTTGTTGGAATGACAGCGAGAATTTTTCAACACGAATTAGATCATCTTAATGGAGAATTGTTTTTCCGCAGAGCGAATCCTTATCATCGTCAACAGGCTTTTAAAAAGTGGAAGCGATGAATATCTTGAACACTCTGTAAAGATAAATAAGCATGTGGTCAAGTAAGGAGTAACATATGTCATACGTATATCTAATCAAAAATGAAGTTAATAATAAAAAGTACGTTGGAATAACAAAACATTCAATCGAATCTAGGTTTGAAGATCATGTTAGATGTAGCAAAAGTCTCAATAAAGAAAGACGACTGTTATATCAAGCTATGAAGAAATACGGTTCTGAGAACTTTAAAATCGAAATGTTAGAAGAATGTGAAAGTGGTAAAATATATGAAGCTGAACAAAAATGGATAAAACATTATAGATCAAATGATTACGGTTATGGATATAACATGACTGCTGGCGGTGAAGGTTGTGTAGATCGTGAGTATTCTGAAGAAACACTTCTTAAAATGTCAGAGAGCTTAAAGCTTCAGAGATCAAAGATGACAAAGGAACAAAAGAAAGCACTGACATCATCTGCCAATAAAAATAAGAAAGGCAGCAAAGAAAGTGAACATTCCAGACAATTAAAAAGTAAAGCTCAAAAAGCAAGATTTTCAAAGATGAATGCCGATGAACTTAAAGAACATGGTAAAAGATCTAGACAGTCAATCTCACCTGAAGGACTTATCAGACAAGTCAAAGCGTTTAACGAAGCTTTCTCTCCAGTAAGAGAAAAAGGTTATAAACAAGAATTGACAGCATGCCCACACTGTGGTAAAAATGGAGGTGCATTTGCTATGAGACGTTATCATTTTGATAACTGTTCTTTGAAGGAGAGCTAACATTAATATTTTCTATGTTGACCGATGCGCGCAGACTGCAGCCCGTTGTCTCGTTGATCGTCATGTTGTGAAAATGGTTCTAGAATCCGCCCAACTGTTGTCCACAGCGCATCGATTTCTTGATGGCAAAGAAATTGAAGGGAAAACTCTTTCTGGTAGAAAAGCTCGCCGCTGGGTTCTCAGCGATTCACGAGAAAATGTTTTATATTCAGCGACGCACACCAATCATCCTTCTGCTGTTTGGTGTAGAGAGTCAATTGAAAATTACAATTGGCTTGTTGATCATTTCTTTGCTTTGATGAGCGAATATACTTTTCGTTATAGCAAACAACATTCTTGTTTTGGAGAATTGAGTTATATGCTTCAATCCCCTCCTAAAAACTTAGAAAAATGGGATTGGACTACTCCACCATCTGCCATGGATAAACAATATATTATAAGCAACGACCCAATCGTTAATTATAGAAACTATTACAAACTAGGAAAGGCTAGAATGCATTCCTGGAAAAACCGCAACCCCCCAGAATGGATAATTTAACATGAGCAATATGTACAAAGATGTTTTTGAATTTCACAAAGCTTTTGACCTAACAATAGGATCAAATCCTGAAGTGCCAGAAGATGTCTCTATTAGGGATTTAAGAATTGATCTTCTTCAAGAAGAATTTAATGAGTATCTAGAAGCGGAAGAAAAGGCAGATATTGTTGGAATTGCTGATGCTCTTGCTGATGTAATTTATATCGCATGTGGAACAGCTGTTGCTTACGGTATTCCTTTAGATAAAGTATTTGACGAAGTACATCGTTCTAATATGGCAAAACTTGTTGATGGTAAGGTTATTCGTCGCGCTGATGGTAAAGTTCTAAAACCAGAAGGATGGACTCCTCCCGACATTGCAGGTATTCTAAAAAGTAGGACTTGACACAACAGTATTCTTACTATATACTAGTATATTATCGAGATAGGAGATTGATATGGTTAAAGTTCTAGTTAGAAAAAAAGCAGATTGTGAACATGTCCTGGGAAAATTTATTACTTGTGCTGAGTATACAGATACTATTCTTGAAGAGGACTGTGATCTGTACGCTGAATCTCTTGATGGTGATATTTCAGAAGCAAATATTATTTTTAAATATCGCAAAAATATCTTTACAAAAGAGGAATGCGATCTTGCTTATGAAGGTCTTATCGGAGCGGCAACAGAATCTCAAAACAGAGGTCTTGCTGCCGGTCCCCGTGGTGAGTTTCTCGGTTCTGCTGGACGCGGCGGTAGAGATTGGGTGACTGGATATCATCTAGACGTTCTAGATTATTTGATTAGACCAGATAATATCATTATCCAAGACGAAACTATTGAGTCGATTAGACGTTACCATCAATCGTGCCTAAAAAAAGAAGAGACTCGTGGTCAAGTTTGGCTTCGTTCAGAAGTAACTAAACGATATCCAGAATATCATGGATGGTTTGATAAGTGGGTGGACTCCATCCATAACTATTCCAGAGAAGAACAAAGAAAAGAAGCAGAACATGTTCTGAAATATTATGTTTCTGACACAAATTACGCTCAATCAGTTATGTCTGGTATTGCAGGATATTTTGATCGTTACCCACGAATTCCTTATGGTCGTGCAACTTCTTACACAGAAAAACATTATGATTTATTTCAGAAATGTTTTCCTTATCTGCGTAAATTAAATCAACAATTTAAAGAGCTTCTTCCCGTTAGATGGGCTTCACAAAACAATTGCGCACAAAAGCTTGATCCTCGGTTTCGTATTGATGATACTGTGTTCACAACATTGACTGTAAATCATAATTGGAGAACTGCTTGCCATAGAGACGCAGGAGATCTTCATGAAGGGTTTTCTAATATTTGTGGAGTTACCGGACCAGAAGGAAAAGGCTGGCAAGGCGGTCAATTCATTCTTCCTGAATTTAAAATTGCTATCAATCTACAACCAGGTGATATGTTGCTGGTAAATAATCACGGTGGTATCCATGGCAATGATGCATTGATCGGCGAAAATAATGATCGTATGACAATTGTCGCTTATTTTAGAGAGAAAATGATGGATCTAAAATCTTGGGATTATGAGCAGCTTCGTAAGCAATACATCGAAGAACGCCGAGCCAACAAAGATCATAAGTACTATCGTCCGCTTTGGAATGGAGTGTCGCCGGGCTGTTTTAAAATCGAAGAGTGGAGAGACTTTCTTCGTAAACACAATCACATAGACGAAGATGGTCTAGTGGACGTTTTTGGGGAAATAGAAAAAACTTCTAGTTTAGAAACTTTCTTTTAATGTGTGGTGTTCTAGGAATATTGATTAAAGATTTTAAAGAAAAAGATTGTGGATTGATTCGCGATCTTTTTCTACAATCTATGATAAGAGGTAAACACGCTACTGGTGTTTCGTATGTTAAAAATAATATTGTAAATACAATAAAAGAACCTGTCCCGGCGAACGAATTTATATCAAAACAAGATATACTTTCTTGGAAAAATGAAGATGGTAATTTGTATTGTATTGGTCACATAAGGTATTCTACTAGCGACCTTAGATACAATCAACCAATTTCTACCGAAAAATTAGCTATTGCCCACAATGGTGTGATTTCTCAAGAAAGTAAAGATCTATGGGAAGAATTATATGGGTATAAAACAATTACTTCTAATGACAGTGAATTGATATTGAGAGCATTAGAAAACAATGAACATCCTTTAGAAAAATTTAGACCCTCTAGTATGGCTGTTTGCACTATTGATCATCAAAAGAAATTTACTGCTTTTCGAAACGAAGCAAGACCTTTATATTATTCCTATGGTGCGAACGGGTTTGTTTTTACGTCTACTTCTGATATAGCAAAAAGGTCTGGGTTGAGTTTTTCAGTTCCTACAGAAATGTACAGAGAATACACTATTATAGATTTTAATATAACCGATAAACTTTTCAGTTCTAATGCAGAGGATTTACAATGAAATATGACTCTTCTAAATTTACATGGGGTTATGAATTAGAGTTTGGAGATATAGGCAGAGATGTTGTTATTCCAGATCATTTAGGTAAATGGGAATATGCGGAAACTGATATTGTTAATCTAACAGATCCATATAGAGGTTTGGCTTGTGATCCTCTAGGTATTTCTCCACCCGTCGGTGGAGAAATTAACACAAAACCAACCAAGACTTGGAAAGAGCAAGTTGATCGTATTAATGAAATCATTTCTCTGTTTCGTGATTTAAAACAAGAACCGACAGCTAGTTGTGTTAATCACGGACATTTACACGTTTTTGTTCCTGGATTAAAAGAAGATATAGAATCTCTAAAGAAACTAATCAGATACATTAAAGAAAATCAACATATTACTATTGAAAAATGTTATCAATTTCGTCTATCTCCTTTGATGAATAGCTCAAAAACAGCCAAAACATATTTAAAATGGGATGGTGGTAGACCAATGCCAGATTATATGTGTGATAATATAACTAAACTAGCCAATAATTTTGACGACTTTATTAGGCTGCATGCAGCAGGTAAAGATGGTGTTTCTATGGGAAGACCATTTCGATACGCTATTAATACTTATTGTATGAAGCACACAGGAACTATTGAATTTCGTTGTTTTCGTTCTTCGGTCAATGAACAGGAAATTGCTGATTCTTTTAAATTTGTTGAGAAATTTATATCTGCGGCTTTGAACGATGGACCTAATGTTGATGAAATATTATTAGAAGATAAATTCCAATTTCCTAAGTTTGAATACGATCACGATATGTATATTGGATGGGAAAAGACAAAATACGACAAATCAAGAGGCAAGAAACAACGAGAATTTTATGAAGTATATGAGAAAAATTGATAGGCAAGAATTTGTTTCAGCATTAACAGATAAAAAAGAAGATCGTTTTGCTAAAACTTTTGTGGCTAAATGTGATATGCTAAATGGTTGGGAGGGTTGCAGAGGTGTCATCATTGATGACAAATTAGCTGGCGCTATAGTTGTTACTATTTCAAAGAGAAACCCAAAGGTTGCAAATCTACAATTACTCCATACATTTCATGAATTTAGAGGTAATGGTGTGGCTAGTATCTTATGCGATTGGGGATTAGCTTTTGCACACGAAATGCAGTCTGATTACTTTCGCGTTTCTGCAGAATTAGACGCGGTAGGATTTTATGAAAAATACGGTTTCAAATTTGTTTGTCGGCAAAAAACAGCACAATTGTCTATGTTTAAATTGACAAATTCACACATAAAAATGAATAATATGGAAATAGATTCTTATATATGGAAACAGATGAATAGAAAAGGAAAGGGTGGATGTATAGAGTGTTTTGTGGAGTATAAAGGTGTTGATTTTTACTCTGAATAATGTTATAATATGTTCTGAATTTTTCGTGTAAAAGGGATAAAATTGTGAAATACGAAGCTATTGTTTATGGATATATCAATGTTGAAAACGGAATGCGCTATGTTGGTTATCATAAAACCAATGAAGAAAATGATGGTTATGTTTTCTCCTCTGACAATTATCCTTTGCGCCATGCATGGTCTCATGGACTTCTGCGTAAAACAGTAATTCATCGAGGCGCTGTTGATGATTGTATGACTCTAGAACACTATATTCTTTCGAAAAATAATGCTGTTACTAATGACGCTTGGTATAATCAAAGCAATGGTGGTGGTGCAAAGATGTATAGTTTTTCTCAACTACCGCAATCTTTAATAGAAACGGCTGATTCCTGGATGGAAAATACAGAACCACAACCAAAAGATAAAGATTTGTTTTTGGCGGATAGAGATTTAAATAAAAATATTCGTTTTCTTATTGACTTAAAGACAAACGATTTAAGAAATTTTTATGAATCGTAAAAAAGATTTTATAAATTGGTATAAGTGGTCCCTTGAAATAAGGGACTGCGATCCAGCTATACATATGACAAATTATCTTTTTGAAAGATTTGAACACAATATCGAGCAAAAATTATGGATTGCTTGGATTTATGGAACAACATATTATTTTCCAACTACATGGGTGATATGGAATGAATTCCCAGATATGGAACTCGTCGGAATCGAAAGACTCCGCGAATGGAACAATAACAATTACAAACGGCTCCGTTATCAAACTGACACCAAATGGAACAAAGGTCATCTTCCAAAGCAGTTCGAAAGTTACAAACAATGGGTTGGTGATAGTTCTCAATCAGAAGCTTTTGCGGAATTCCTCCAAGGATCAGTAAAAGAGAATTTTGATTTACTTTGGCAAGAAGTAAAAAACAAATTTCACAAATTTGGTCGTTATTCAACTTGGTTTTATTTACAAACATTAAAACAATGTTGTAACTTGCCCATAGAACCATCTCATTTGATGTTAGATGATCACGAAGGCAGTCGTTCACATCGTAACGGTCTTGTCATGGCTCTTGGTCTTGATGAATGGTATGATAAAAAATTAAACAATAAAGAAATAGAATACCTAGACGGTCAGGCTTATTATATTCTTGAAGAGGTCAAGAAAGAGTATCCTAATACTGATTACTTTGATATGGAAACAGTTCTTTGTAGTTTCAAGAAGCTTTTTAGAGTATCTCATGGAAGGTATTTGGGATATTATCTAGATAGACAAGCCGAAGAAATTAAAGCCTGTGAAAAAGATAATTGGGATGGAATTGATTGGCAACCTCTTTGGGATTTTAGAAACGAAAGTTTAGAAAAAAAGTTGTTGACTAATAGCATAAACAATAGTAAAATGTCTCTATACCTCAACAAAAATATACTAGACGCTACAGGGTTGTTCCAAAAAAACGACTTCAATAATGATTTATTGGCATATTTGGAGAATTGAAATGCTTGTAATTGCAATTGGTGGAGAACCAGGGTGTGGTAAAACCACTCTTATGAAGAAAATTATTGAAAAATATAATATGTTACCCAAATATGAATCAGTAAAACTGGTGCCTTATCTACAGCATAACAATATTTACGTATTAGGTAAATATGAAGAAGGTGGATACGCCCAAGGAACAGATCGCATGAGTATGGCTGTGCAACCAGAAGCTATTAAATTCCTTGAGACTTTACCAAAAGATTCTATTGTTCTTTACGAGGGAGATAGATTATTCACAGCTTCTTTTCTGGAAGACTGTTTGGATAAATACGAATTGCAGATTATCTATCTACGAACAGATAAACCAGTTCGCCAAGAGCGATACAAAGAACGAGGCAGCGAACAAAACGAAACTTGGCTAGCTGGCCGAGAAAGCAAAATATCTAATATTTTATCAAATTTCGTTTTGATGTTTAGTGTAGACAAATTTGACAATAATAATTTTTCCGATCAAGAAGTAGTTTTCAACAAAATTTGTTCTATGATTGGATAAATAAAAAGCTTGACTTATACACAATTACAAAGGATGATTAAAAGATGGAAATTAATGTATCTGTAGAAGAACTAAGAAAAGGTAAATTGTTTGTGGCGACCCCAATGTATGGTGGTCAATGTGCTGGTATGTTTGCTAGGTCTATTTCTGATCTATCAGCCACATGTGCTCAATATGGTATTCCACTACAATTCTATTTTCTCTTTAATGAATCACTGATTACTCGTGCTCGAAATTATTGTTGTGATGAGTTTATGCGTTCTGATGCAACACATCTAATGTTTATCGATTCTGACATTGGATTCAATGCACAAGATGTCATTGCACTAATGGCTCTACAAACTATGGAACCAGAGAAATATGATATTATTGGTGGTCCATATCCTAAAAAATGTATTTCATGGGAAAAAATTAAAGTTGCTGTAGATAAGGGTATTGCAGACCAAGACCCAAATGTTCTTGAGCGTTTTGTTGGTGATTATGTTTTTAATCCCAAATCAGGTCAATCTCAAATCGCCATCAGCGATCCTTGTGAAGTTCTTGAAATTGGTACTGGATTCATGATGGTAACAAAGAACGCTATGCAGAAATTCTTTGATTCATATCAACAGTATATGTACAAACCAGATCACGTTCGCACAGAACATTTTGATGGTTCGCGTGAAATTATGATGTTCTTTCAGGCAGAAGTTGATCCAGTATCAAAGCGTTATCTATCAGAAGATTATTGGTTCTGTCAAAAAGCACAAGAAATTGGACTACGTACTTGGCTATGTCCTTGGATGAAAATGAATCACGTTGGTAGCTATATCTTTGGTGGTTCTCTGGCAGACTTGGCTTCTATCGGCGTTTCCGCCACAGCCGATCCTTCTCAACTTGGTGGTAAAAGAAAATAAACTAGGAGATATATTATGAAAATCGACACAAACACTATCAATGTTCTAAAGAATTTCGCGAAAATTAATCCTTCTATCTTGATTGAAGAAGGAAATGTGATTAAAACTATTTCTCCAGCAAAAACAATCATGGCAAAGGCAGTAGTTAGCACTGCATTTCCTAATCGTTTTGCTATCTATAATTTAGATCGGTTCATTTCAATCCTAAGTCTTTTTTCCGATCCAGAGCTAATTTTTGGGGAAAAATCTGTTAAGATTACAGATGGAAAAAGGACAACAAATTATGCTTATGCTGACGAAAGCACAATTAAAAAGTCTCCAGAAAAAGATCTAGTTCTCCCATCAATTGATGCCTCGTTTTTTCTATCAAACGATCATCTAAAGGATGTTGAAAAAGCTCTTGGAGTTCTTGGTTTGCCAGAACTGGTTATTCTTGGAGCTGAAAATGTTATTGCTCTACAAGCAGCAGATACTAAAAATACTACAGAAGATTATTTTTCAATCGATATTGGAGAAACTGACAAAATTTTCAAAGCGATTTTTAAATCTGACAATATTAAAATTCTTCCTGGTGATTATCAGGTATCTATTTGTTCTAGGGGAATTTCACATTTTGTTGGAAAGGAAGCTGAATACTGGATTGCAGTAGAAAGCAACTCTGAATTTTAATATGTGGGGGTAATTCCCCCATTTCTTTTCGTTATGGAGATATAAAATGATTGAAGATTTTCTTTGGGTTGAAGTTTATAGGCCAAAAACTATTGAAGATACTATTCTTCCTACAAATTTGAAAGTTGTGTTTCAACAATTTGTCGATCAGAAAAATATTCCAAATCTCCTTTTGACTGGCTCTGCAGGTGTGGGTAAAACCACAGTTGCTCGTGCTATGTTAGAACAAATTGGTTGTGATTATATCATCATCAACGGTTCAAAAGATAGAAACATTGATACGCTTAGGAATGAAATTCAAACTTTCGCCTCGAGCGTTTCCCTTTCTGGTGGTCGTAAATATGTAATTCTTGACGAGGCGGATTACCTTAATCCAAACTCAACACAACCTGCTCTTCGCAATTTTATGGAGGAGTTTTCTCGGAATTGTGGGTTTATTCTGACTTGTAATTATAAGAATAAGCTAATCTCGCCCCTACATTCTAGGTGTTCTGTTATTGATTTTAATATTTCAAAAAAGGACATGGCGAAGTTAGCTTCCCAATTTATGAAGAGAATTCTCTATATTCTCGACAAAGAAAACGTCCAATATGAAAAGCCTGTAGTAGCGGAACTAATCAATAAATATTTTCCAGATTGGCGCCGTGTTATCAATGAGCTTCAGAGATATTCAGCCACCGGTAAGATCGATTCTGGTATTCTTGCTAATATGCGAGAAACTAATCTTAAGGAATTGATTCAATTCATGAAGGATAAAAATCTAACAGAAGTTCGTAAATGGGTCAAGAACAATATGGATTCAGATGTTTCTGATCTATATACAGAGTTCTACGAAACTGCATATGACTATTTTGCAAAATCAAGCGTTCCCGTTTTGATTCTTGAGGTTGCTACATATCAATATCAAAATGCGTTTGTGGCCAATCAAGAGATTAATTTTGTAGCTTTTCTCCTGAAGGTAATGCAAGAATGCGAGTTCCTGTAAAAAAGAAATTTGTTAATGTTCTTCTTGAAGATCGAGAAGAGCCTTCTGTAGAAAAGAAACAAACAACAGATAAAAGATATGATTGGAGGTACGAAAACAGCATCAATACCGGAAAGGAGCGTTTGATCCTTTCCGATCAAGATGAGAAATATAATCCTTGGAGAACAAATAATATCCTATCTAATTACCCAGAAACGGTATTTGATGCTAATATTGTTAATATGATGTATCATCTTCCGTTCCAGATGCAATACGATTATCTTTTTTATTCTGTTCGTAAACATAAACGCTTCAGTAAAAAGACACCCCAGGAAGAACTGGACCGGCGTAAAGAAGAAGAAAAATTAATAGAACTAATTTCAGAATATTATAAATACAATATTGTGAGAAGCAAAGAAGTTCTAAAAATTCTTACAAAGGAACAGATTGAGTTTATTAGAAAAAAACAAGAAAAAGGTGGGGTTAAATGATAGAAAATTTAATCGAAGTGAAGATTGCAGAGGAGGAAGATTTCTTAAAAATTAAAGAAACATTAACTAGAATTGGTGTTGCTTCAAGAAAAGAGAAAAGATTATTCCAATCATGCCATATTTTCCATAAACAAGGGAAATATTATATTGTTCATTTTAAAGAAATGTTTGCTATTGATGGTAAACCTTCTAATTTTACCGAAGAAGATAAAGCAAGGCGAAACAAAATTGTTGAATTGTTAAAAGAATGGGGTTTATTGACAGTTGTCAATTCGGAAGAAATTAGTTCTCCTCTGGCATCAATGAATCAAATTAAAATTCTTAACCATAAAGAAAAAATTGAGTGGATTCTAGAAACCAAATATAATATGGGTCGTAAAAAGAAATAATTTGAAGGGTTTATATTATGTTTTCTTGGTTAAAAAAAAGAGATAAGACTCCAGATGAAATCAGACTGGAAAAAATAAAAAGTATTCTGTTTCCAGAATTAGAAACTCAAGAAACCTTAGACAATCAAGGCAAATTGTTTAAAATTCAAATTGATAGAGCTGTGGACTCAAATCTAGATTCTGCTCTTACAGATCTACAAGATGGAAAAAACGATAAAATTGTCCAAGACACTATAGCTATAGTTATGAAACAACTGTTTCAAGTTAGACATATTCTTGAAGCCTATTCAAACATTGATAAAGATTCAAAATATATAATCGTTGATAATCTAGATTTGGGGGGTTTGGATGATATCGAAGCAGCTGATAAATGAGATTGTTGAGTCTATTGATTTCTTAACAGGTTTAAAAGCAGAGATGTTGATAGAAAAGAAAATATCTTCAAACTACAGAGCTTGTTTGCAGCTAAACAAAAAGATAGAAGAAGAAAAAGAAAATCTCAAGAAAAAAATTGAAGAAGCCTTCAATAAAAGCTTGACCTAGACCAAATTATAGGCTATACTAATGGTGTTGAAATTGAGGAGGATACAATGATGGAAGATATGATCGATATTCAATCTTTGGATTCTTCTGGTTTGTGGAGGACTTATCGGAGAACTATTAACAATAGTTTTATGGTTTCTTCTGCAATGCGTGAGCTGCAAGAAAACTTTCCGGAACGGAGAATTCGTGCAGTGGATACTAACGGTAGACTTGTTGATATTTTATAATTTAAAGGAGTATGAAAATATGATGACAAATCAAGCGAAGCGTGTATTCGATGCCCTAGTTGTTAAGGGCGATTGGCTAACAGCAAAGCAAATCCGTTCTCGGTTTAGTATTGCAAATCCATATGATGCTGTTTATCAGCTTCGTATGTCTGGTTGGCCTATCAATCAGCGTGAATGTGTTGACTCAAAGGGTCGCGTGACTAATAAGTATTTCCTTGGTCAGCCTTCTCGTGAAGTTATTGCTGCTGGTTATAAGGCACTAGCTTCTTCTCGCTAAAATAAGGGAGCGAAAGCTCCCAGATTCTGGACCGGTAGCTCAGAGGCAGAGCATCGTCCTGATAAGACGGAGACACTGGATCGATACCAGTAGGGACAACCATTTGCGCCCGTGACTCCGTGGCGTCTTAACAAGTTACGGGTCCGAAGTTTTGCTCCGTTCTTCTAATTGGAATAGGAACCCTCGCTTTCAATGAGTGCAATGTCGGTTCGAGTCCGACGCGGAGCGCCAAATTATCCTGCTTTCTAGATACGCAGGAGAGACCTAGCAAGACTAACAGAAGGGAATGCTTGCGAATATCGGATTGCTGACTTCATTAGCTAAAGGGCTAAACCGATAAGGTGTAAAGAATACAGTTATCATCGTTCGTCTATAAGTTAGGACACATCTGCGGAATGAGATGAGAGATAGGTGCAAATCCTATACGATGATATTCATATACGGACGGGTAGATCAGTCTGGTTAGCTCGTCTGGTTCATACCCAGAAGGTCGTAGGTTCGAATCCTACCCTCGCTACCAATTATTCCTGGGTAGCTCAGTAGGTAGAGCAGGTGGCTGTTAACCACCGGGTCGGCAGTTCGAGCCTGTCTCCAGGAGCCATTTGCCCATGTAGCACAACGGTAGTGCAACTGATTTGTAATCAGTAGGTTGGGAGTTCAAATCTCTCCGTGGGCACCATTTTCAAAGACTAGTCGGAGCAAATGGGGTACCCGACTTCAAAATGACTGTTGGTAAAACCGATAAACCCACCCATGGTTTACAGGGCTTTGGTCTTTGATGCTGGTGTTGGTCGAGATTCCTTACACTCGACAAGTCCTAACCCAATACGTAGTGAGTCGGGCAATTAAGCCCCAATAGCTTAATTGGAATAGAGCAACAGGCTTTCAACCTGTGAGATGCGAGTTCGAGTCTCGTTTGGGGCACCAATATAAATACCAGTGTAAGATTTGAATACGATTGGGAATTACCCGGTCGTCGTGATTTCAAACTTCATTCGAGCCAATTCGTGAGGTTCAGCTTTTTGAGTCTATGTAAGCATAGATCTATCGAGGCTTTGAGTAATTGAGCCAGCGTAGCAAATCAATACTCAATATTCTGCGGACAGACAGGTGAAGGGGCCACCAACAGCCTTCCAAGCTGATCCGAAAGGGCGGAGTTCGACTCTCCCTGTCCGCTCCAAATTTTTAATGTTAATTGATGAAAGATAAAACTATGGCAGATCAAATTTCAAATCTAACAAGCGATCAAGCTGTATTCTATACGTTTCCAAATAGTGGAGTACTTTTTAGTAGAGTTCCTGATGATATCATGAATAAGGTTCATGAAGTTACAGATGGAGCTGTTGCTAAAAATTTCGAAGGCGCTGTTGAAAAACATATTACTGCTAATATTCAGAGGGAATATGATTTTACAGTAGAATTGGCTCCGGTTCTTTTGGATTATATCAATAGTTTGATAGCCGTTCATGATCAGCGTTCTCAACCACACCATGTTGGTCAAGTTGTAAATGTTGCTTCACATCCAAGAAATTTTAAATTTAAAGATGTTTGGGCAAATTTTCAAAAGAAACACGAATTCCATCCTCACCATATTCATGGCGGGGTTTATTCGTTTGTTATCTGGACAAGAATTCCATATAATGTAGAAGATGAAATTGCAGTATTTCCTAATGCTACATATAAATGCGCTTCTATGTTCACATTCTATTACACTGATATTCTTGGTCAAGTTAGAAGTCATCCAGTCCCAGTAGACCACTCTTATGAAGGAATTATTTGTCTATTTCCAAAAGGTCTAGGGCATTCTGTAAATCCATTCTATACATCAGATGAATATAGAATTGCTGTTTCTGGTGATATTGTAATGGACACTGATTAAGGAAATTAATATGGAACATTTTTATCAAAAAGTAGAAGGTTGGTTCAATTATCCAGACATGTTTGCATATGCAGTACAACATGCTCCACAGGAAGCACATTTTGTAGAAATTGGAACATGGAAAGGACAAAGTTCTGCATTTCTTGCTGTCGAAATTATAAATAGTGGCAAGAAAATCAAACTAGATTGTATTGATAATTTTACAGGTTCTGTGATTGAGCCTGGGCAAATGCTTGATAGAGACAATCAAGCTGGACGACTGTATGATGTTTTTGTGAATAATATGAAGCCAGTTGAAGGGCATTATACTGCCATTCAAGGAGATAGTGCTGAGACAGCGAGTCTTTATCAAGATGAAAGTTTGGATTTCGTTTTTATTGATGCTTCGCATGATTATGAATCCATCAAGAAAGATATCACTGCTTGGTTTCCAAAAGTAAAAATTGGTGGTCTTTTTGGTGGTCATGATTATGCTCAACCATATCCAGGCATCATTCGTGCAGTAAATGGACTTCTTTCTAAAGAAAAAGTTCAGGTATTCCCATCCACTTGTTGGTTTACTACTAAACAACATAAAGAAATGTCTGAAATTCCAGAAGTAGTCTGGTCTTACAGAACTTAATTAATTGGAAGTTGCCGAGGTTGGCTCCTCATCTGGTCTTGAAAACCAGGGTGGCCGAAAGGTCAATAGTTCGATGCTATCAACTTCCGCCACTAGCTCCTTAGCTCAATTGGCAGAGCAACAGACTTTGAATCTGTGGGTTTCTGGTTCGATCCCAGAAGGGGCTTCCATATGCCGGTATAGCCCAATTGGCAGAGGCAGCAGATTCAAAACCTGCTCAGTGTTGGTTCAAATCCGACTACCGGTACCATTTATTAATAGGAGACAATATGAAAAAAATTATTCTTGCTGCTATTCTAACTCTATCAACATTTACTGCTGTAAAGGCTGCTGACGATACAGGTTTTTACGTTGGAGGAAATGTTGGAACAACGATTAATAATAAACAACGTGTTGATTTAGGTTTCAATACGGGCTATCAGATTTCACCATTTGTTCGTGGTGAGCTTACCTATGATTATCGCAAATTTGACCGTTCAATGAATAATGTCATGGTTAATGCGATTGTTCAATATCCAACAGGAACACCATTTACACCTTACGTTCTTGCTGGTACTGGTATTTCTGTCGTAGGAACACAATCTGAAATGGCTTATAACGTAGGAGGAGGTCTAAGGGTTGCTGTAAGTGATAATGTTGAGCTTGATACTCGTTATCGATATACTGATACGTTTAGAGCAAACGCCTTTCGTAAAGCAGGAGATAATAGCTTTACATTAGGCGTAAACTTCCGTTTCTAAATTAAAAGGGAGCCTTGGCTCCCTTTTTTATTGAGTAAACACCTCAAGAACCCTATTCACATATTTACTTCTGTTCTCGACAAATAGCTGTGGTTGGTCATCATCTACAGCTATTATTATGGCTATCTGAGGAATTTTTATATCATATAATCTTTCAAACATCATAGAATATGTTGTAGATTGAAGAAAATAATTTTCAATCCATTCTTTCTTCTTTGTTTTTCTTGATGTCTTGAAATCAATGACAGTAGGTATAGAATCAAACTCTGCTATAAGATCGGCTGTGCCAGCAGCTTTTAGTGCTTTTGAAAACAAACCAAGCTCAATGCCATAGATATTATCTACATATTGATTTAATGTAGGTCTAATCATCTCAAATGTAAATTTGTTTGCTGGCATAGAATCTTTGAAATAGTCTTGTTCGTTTAAAACATATCTCTCAGCTATAGTATGGACAGCAGTTCCTCTTCTCCCTGCTTGTACAGATATCTTTGTTGCTTCTTCTTCACCAACTCTTTTACGCCATTCGTACAAAAAAGTCTTATCCGATTTCTCGGATAAGACTGTGGTCACTGATCTTAGTTTGTCGCCATCAGGAAGAACATAATGACGTTTGCCGTCAATGTTTTCACGAACCAATTTTATTGGTGTTACAAGATTATGATTAAAGTGTTTACGCTGCAATTTTCAATTTATCCTTCTGTATGATATAGTCTTTCACTAGATTGCTTCTAACAATGTCATTTTCATTAAAATCTATGAAGACAAAGGATTTCATTCTCTGTATGATTTTCATAAAATCATGTAATCCATTCTTATCGTTTTCTCTTATAAAATCAGATTGTCTGAAATCTCCACAGAAAATAATCTTACAATTTCTGCCCACACGAGTGATAACTGAATCTAATTCGTGTAATGTACAGTTTGCAATTTCATCTACGATAATAATGCAATCATTGAGGGTAACACCTCTAATAAAGGATGTGCTTATAAAATCAACAATATTCTTTGATTTTAGATATTCATATGCATCACCTCTACCAAAAAGCTCCGTACATATAGCATAGTACGGAGCCTCATAAACCTTTGCTTTTTCTTTTTGAGAACCAGGGAGAAACCCCATATCTCTTGTGGGTACAACGCTTCTTACTAAGATAAGTTTTTTATAATCGCTTTCCTTATTTAATATTTCATTCAATGCAAGATATATAGATAGAAATGATTTGCCGGTCCCTGCTATTCCATGCAACATAAGGTTTTTTCCTTGATTGTATGCTTGGACCGACAATTTTTGATTTTCAGTTAAAGGTTCTATATTTTTTAGTGTGAAATTTAATTTCTCCGAAGCTTGATTGCCATTCTGCTGATTGCGTTGTGCTCTGCGTTCTTTTCTAGATAGCTTTCTATTTTCTTGCATGATTACCTTTAAAATGTATTGATGCTACTCCTACTAATACCCCGCGAATGTTTCTTTTTCATATCTTTAAGTAAATCGCGGAATCCTTGGTCCGGCTTTCCCATGCCTCGCCCAGAATGTATGAGCGGAGCACCATTTAAGAGTTGAACGATATTGGGATTTTCTTTCAAATAATCATTTAGAGCCGAAATCGACATAAAGTCTTCGAACTCCTCACCAGTCTCATTATTTACAAATTTATATGTTGGCATTATTCTAAATCGTCTTCCATGTTTAATAATTCATCGATGTTTTTTGTACGTAGAGCTTGCTCGAACCGTTTTTTTCTATGTTTGTTTTGTTTTGGTTGACGGGGACGATACTCTTCTTCATCATCCCAGTCCTTGTTACGGTCTTCGAAACGTGTTTTTTTATTCTTGATCATCTTTGATTAGCCCTGGAAGTCCTTCTTTTACGTGTTGAATGGTAATGCCTTTGCAAAACATTTTCTTATCTTTCATCCCAATAAGCATTTTTGCATCAAGCGGGTCTACATTTTCTAATAGTTCAATGAACATTTGTTCTCTTTTTACTTGTTTTAGACCTGGGTAAACACCTTTTACAAAATATTGAATTTTCCTGGCTTCTCTAAACAAAACACTTTGTTGATCTACAAGAGTGTTAGGTTTGTAAGGAGGTTCTCCAGGCGGAAGTTCGAATTCAATTCCTGGGTCAAAAATACCTTGTAAAATTGTTCTCATAGCAATGTGATCGTTTACTTTAAGAGCCTCAGCTTTTTCTTGGTTAGTCTTGAGTTTACCAACCTTTTCTAGAAATTCAGCAATACCTACAGCCATTTAAAACTCCATGATGTGTTCAGTTAAATTTTTCATTTTATTAGCAATAAAATAGTTTAACAATTTTGATCTATCTTTACCGGACTGTTGGTCGAATTGTTCCATAACAGTTTCTTGAATATAAGACGGAGTAAAAGACAAATCAATTAGTTGTTCGTTCCTCTTGTAGTTTCTCTTGATTGCATTATCAAGGTTTTCAATATCTGTATTTAGATATTGATCTATTTTTCTGGCAGTCAATGGTTTCTGTCGTTCTCCTAGAACTAAACAATTGTCAGGGGAAAGAACATTTGGAACTCCATCACCAGAATCTCCACGAAGAATATGCTCTTTCAGATAATTCACTGGATTATCATTCTCAATCCACTTTTTACGTACTGGATCATATTGCTTTACCATAGGATATACATGTAGCTGAATGAAGTCTTTATCTCCAGAGAGAATAAGAATCTTTTCTCCATCATATTCTCCTTGACCGAACTCAGAAACCAGAACACCAATAATATCATCGGCTTCTGCTGTTTCAACGTCAATCACTCGATAAGGGAAAAATTCTTTTAATTCTGAACGAATTTGACCTAGACATTCAAACAATGTTTTCCAATCTAGATCAGAATTTTCAATATTCTTTTTACGATTTGCCTTGTAATAAGGAAAAATATTCTTGCGCCAACAATTTGTATTGTCACAAGCAATAACAAGTTCCCCATATTCTTCGCCAAATTTTTGACGATATGACTTCAAAGAATTGAAGATCATATACTTTACCATTTGAGGTTGTAATTCTGCATTCGTATGCTTGCCAAGCTGCATAAACAAATTAGAAAGCATGACCTGATGTAAGTCAACAATAATCACGATTCACCTTTTTTACTGTTAAATTTTATTGTTAAAGATTCTTTGATCTTTAACGAAAACGGATCTGAAGGCTCGCTATAGAACAAATTGTCAGCTATTTTTTGAAAAGGATGATATAAGTCATATCTTTTAGACATTAAAGATCTAATAGATTCAACTATAAATGCTCCGTCTTTCATATCTTGTATATCATCTTCCGATAAGAAACCAGCAATTTCTAATTGATTAAATAAGGAAGGTATAACAATCTCTATCGTTTCTTGTATGTGATATTGTTTAAGCAATTCCAGACGATCTTCTATTTCTTCTTCGTCAACTCTAGACGGATCGATAGACGTTTTTGGAAAAGAAACCACATTATTCGAATATTTCATCATTATACCTTAAAACAATTATTTAATCAACAGTTGTTATATGACTGCCTCTATTTATAAATTTGAAGTCGTACACCTTACACTCTGTTCCAGCAGTTATAGATTGAATAACTTCTTGCTTTTTTTCTACAGGTACATAGAATATGAAAAAGCCTCCGCCACCAGCCCCTAATAGTTTACCTCCTATTGCGCCCGAAGTCAAGGCTTTTTTATAAATCATATCAAAATAATCTTGTGTTATTTCTTTTACTACATTTTTCTTGTCCATCCAAGATTCGTGTAAAAGATTTCCAAAACTGTCTAAATCACCATATTGGAGATATTTGTAAGCTAGATATGCTTTATCTCTGCCTCTTTTAACTAAATTGAATTTAGTCTTATCTTCCATGGCTTGTTGTTGTTTTTGTAGTATTTGATTGGCTGATCTTCCTTTCCCACTATAAACCAACAATATTCTTTCTTCTAATTTAGATATAATACCATGATCTAATTCTAAGCGATTATTTTGTACTTCTCCATTGGTCATAAATTTAAATAAATTAAACCCTCCAAATGCGGCTGCATATTGATCCTGTTTTCCAACAGGATAACCACATTTGTCCATTTCTATCTGACAAGCAATATCAGCTAAGAATTTTGGTGTAGCCATATTCCATTTATAATTAGAAAGGGCATTTATCAACCCAACAGTAAATGCAGAAGAAGAACCCAAACCAGAACCCTTTGAAAGAATATCTGAAATAGAAGCTACTGTCAATTCTTTATTATAATTAAAATATTTCAAACTCTCTTTTGTGATAAGATGTTGCATTTGTTCTACGTCAGGAACTTCTTCAATAGAATCATACATCACTTTTATGCCAAGATGAGGAGTTTTATGAACCATGACATAGATATATTTGTCTATTGTAGCAGAAAAGGCAGCGCCTTCTTCCTTTTGATAGAAAGAAGGCATATCACTACCACCAGAGAAAAAACTTATACGTAATGGAGTTTTAGAAATTATCATGATGTTCTATACACAAATGTTGGATGTTTCGGTAAAGCTCTAGATTCTGATGTTGGATGTAATTTCAATAAATCTCTTAACATTGCTTCCCATTTATAAGCAATCGAATTCAGACTATATCTATTATCAACAAATATTTTATTAAATTTAATCATTGGATTATGATTATCGTTTTTAACAAAATTGATAGCTGCTTCTAAATGAGAAGAAAAAATACTAGCATGTTTATCCATATCTTGATTGCCTTGATACATAACGTTCAAAGAACCAGAAGTTTCTGGTAAAGCACCATTATTTGGATGAACACAAACCAATCCAGCAGACATGGCTTCTAGCATTGCTCTACAACTAGTTTCTGTCCATATGCAAGGATATGCAAATATATGACACTTGTTTAGATGATCTTTCAATTCTTTATTTGGTACAAACCCATGATATGTCATTTTTGGATGATTTCTAATTCTGTCATATAGAGGTTCGAAATTTTTATCAGCTTCGTCCCATCCATAAATTTTGAAGCTGGAGAACACATCCAAATGAATATCTGGATATTTGTTTGAAAGAAAATCGAATACTGGAACTAATAGTTCTAATCCTCTTTGTGGAGTAGAAGTATATACCAGTCTCATTTTTTCTTTGTCTTTTTGATCAAAAACATCTTCTGGTGCTGGCTCTATTCCAGATTCTAGTACAATAGATTTTTCATCATATGGAAATCCATGGATTAGTTGGTATCTCTGATACTGCCAGTTACTAATGAAAACAAATTTATGAAATTTATTTCTAAAATCAGCAGATGCAAATTGTTTAGATTCTGGGTCTTCAGGAAGATCGTGTGCGAAAAATACTCTAATCTTTGATTCATCCAGTTCTCTTACTCTTGAAGATATGATTTGAAAATGCTTCTTTAATTCTGGATCAATTAAATCTTGTAAAGTTCTTTTAGCAATTTCAGTTCCGCCATTAGCGTTTTTTGAAATTTCATTTTCTTCGAACATTAGATAGAATATCCTGATTTTGTTGCATCGTCATAAAACATTTTTACAGTTTCTAGAGAAAAAGTATTCATATCTTTACCAAAATTATCCAATTTTTTTATTAGATCAGGAGTCATTGTGATGATATCACAAGATGATTGTTCTGCATGAACATAATTTAATACTTCTCTTGGAGAAGCCCAGAGAATTTGAGACAGACCACCATTAATTCGAACAATTTTCCGCATTACTGGCAATGGATCAATTCCTGTATCAGCAATTCTTCCTGCGAAAATAGAGATAATTGATTTAACTTCTTTATTTAAATTCACTAAAACGCCAATAGTCTGTTCAATTGTAAATACAGCAGTTACATTAACTTTTATGTTATTATCAACTAATTTTTTAATTAGAGCGCCTGATGATTCTCCTTTTGTATTTGTTACTGGAATTTTCACATAAACGTCATAATTCTTTTCCTGGCCCCAAGAATCAATTTTGATAGCCTGTTCAAACATTTGATCAAAATCATCGGCAAACACTTCAAGACTTAGACAAGTCTGTGGTCTATTTTCTGATAGATATGAAATTATATTTTTGGCAAAACTAGTATAATCCGTAACACCAGCCTGTCTCATTAAAGTTGGGTTTGTAGTAAATCCTGTAATCTTCTCGTTTTGAGAAGCTTTAATTATTCCATTTGTATCAGCGCCATCAGCGAATAATTGAATCATTTTTAATCTCCAATATTTTTTTACATGCTGCCAAAATATCATTAGCAAAATAATCTGGTTTAATTGCACTATAATTATTTGGTGAAGTATATTCATTTCCTATGAATACAGTGGTCAATCCACTAGAATTTCCACATACTATATCTTTCCATCTATCACCAATAAGATAGGATTGATTTCTGTCTATTTTATATTTTTCAATAAAATATTCTACCATTCCATTATTTGGTTTGTAGAATTTTGATCCTCTTACCATTGCTTCGAATATATCATCAACTACAAGAGTTTCAAATAAGAATTTTTTTATTTTGATTAATTCTTTGATATCCATTCCATTGTGAACGACATCTGGTTGATTTGTAACTATAAAAGTTAAAAATCCATTGTCTTTCATTAATTGGAAGGCTTCTTCTGAGTTTTGTTTAAGAACAAAATCGTCAAAATATTTAGGAGCAACAAATTCCTTGTCATACTTCACAAGATTATTTATCACTCCGTCACGATCAAAAAATATAGATTTTACCATTTGGTCTTATTAATTTGAAATGCTGGGTGGGAAACAATACAATGCCAAACAATGGATTGAAAAGCTTCGGAATGAGGAGTAACTCTTGAACCTTCAACTGGAAGAATAACAATAGCTACATCAGCATTTTGTGCTGTATAGCCATCTTTACGCCCAACAATACCAAACACCTTTCCCTTTTGTACTTTAGCATACTTTATAGCTTTAATCAAGCCCACAGATACATTTTTTTCTTCATTGCCACCACCAACAGAAAGAATAAAAATACAATCTTTGTCATTGAATTTGCTTATCTTGAGATATTCTTCAAAGATGGTATCAAACCCTTCATCGTTTGTTCTTGCTGTTAATTCACTGACATTATCAGTCGGACAATACGTTTCAAGATTACAGAGCTTTCTAAAATCATTTGTCATATGAGAAGCGTTGCCAGCCGAACCACCAACACCAAGAATAAACATTCTACCATTGTTGTCTCTGATATCAACCAAATTTTCAACAATATCTTCAATTGCATTTTTATCAATATATTCTGCAATAGAAATCACTTCACCAAAAAATAAATCTGTAAAACTCATATTCTTTTCCTTAATTCTGAAGAACTCATATTGTGTAGTCTTTTATTGTAGAAAATTTCTATATTTCTTTCTCTACATATATCAATACCAGTAATATCCAAATCTTTATATTCTTCACCAACAAAACGTATATCAATCTCTTCTGTTGCAAGAATATTGATTAAATCTCTCTCATAATCATATGGTATGATAGCATCAACATGTTTACATTCTCTTAATTGAACATATCTTTCATATGATGATTGTAATGGTACATTTTTTTCTTTTCTATCCAAATTAGGATTTGTGTGTAAACCAACTATCAAATAGTCACAATGATTTTTACATTCCTTGAGCATATATAAATGCCCAGGATGTAAAAAATCAAATGCACCACATGTAAAACCTGTTATCAAGCCTGCCTCACTCTAACCATAGGACTGGTAGTTTTACATTTAAAGTATTTACGAACAAGAGCTTCAACTGTTTCAGGAAAGAAGTTCTTGCAAGAAAATACGTCTAGATAAATTGCATTAGTCTCATTAACAAAATGAGCACAGATATTACTTGTCTCAATTAGTTGCACTAAAGTGAAGCCAGCCTTGTCTCCTGTCCCAAAATTAACAATTTGTGGTTCGCCATATGCGACCATATCAATTGCTTCAACTAATTCTTTTGCAAAACGATAAACAGTATCATAATCTTTAATAGCAAATGGATCGCAATCAGCACAATCCATCATTAGATGATAACCCCAATATGACATTATTCTTTTCCTTTAATTGTTAATCTTGCTGTAGTTTCGCCAATGACTTCAATGTTAAAAAATTGACAAGCCCAATTATACCAATTTTCTCTTCCAACATAATCTTTTAAAAGAATTACTGGATTTGGTTTTTTGTGATTTAATAAGACACTAATACAACATGCTCCACGAGCAATACCATCAATGATGTAAATATTTGCATCCCAGATACTGTCATTTGGATTAATGTAGTCATCAGCCCCGATTGGAAATTCTTCCATAGGAGTAGCATATGCATGGTCTGTGCTATATAACTCTTTAACGCACATTAATTCAAAATTATTTTTCGAATCACCAAAATGATTTTTAATGGCTCTTTGTACTCTAGAATGCCAAGATTCAGAATGCTCAATAGTAATTAGTTTCTGTGTATGTGAGAGTTTTTCGATCCATCTACATGTTGATCCCCCAGAACCCCATTCTACAACTAATCCATTTTCTGGCAATTCGTTTATTAGATTTTCTATATAAGATAGTTCTTTAGAACTCATCAATATTTCTGTTAGGATGTTACCATAATTTACTTGTGTTGACATTTTTTTAACATTTCTTAAAAATTCTAATACATGTATAATCTACATGTTCTACTTCATGAACACAATCAATATTTTTGAAAAATTCATGAACAGCTTTCTTGCACCCCTGCCAATGACCATAATCATCTATTATGCATGGCGAACCAATTTCCAATTTTTCCCAAAGAACATCTAATTCTATTTTTGTTGAATTATACCAATCGGTATCCAACCTCAAAAGAGCGATTTTTTCAGGAACATTTTCTTTAAGTAAAAGGGTTTTACAAATATCTCCTATAATATATTTAACTTTTTCTTCTGGATAATTACTTGAGGATAGTGCCTTTTTGACTTCTTCTAATGAATTCAAACAGAAAACTTGATCTAGAATATCAGAAGCTTTGTTATTCATTAAATCTACATCGACATCTTCTGGAGGAGTCATTCCACAAAATGTGTCATATAACCAAATATTAGGATTGGTGTTCTGATAATATTCTAGATATTTCATAATGCCAAGAATATTGCCACCCCGCCACACACCACATTCCACGAAATCTCCCTGAATATTGTTATTTCTTACATATTCCATACTATCAAATAAACAATTTATTCTTGGGGCTGTCGTCATACTATACGGTTGAACGATTGATCTGAAAATTCCTCTATCCATAATTTTTAACTTGAACGTAACTCACACTGTCGATTCTAAATGAGCGCCAGCCTCTATTTTGGATATCCCATGCAGCAATTACATTATTGTTTTCTTTATGGAATTTCTTCTCTTGTTCTTTTTCTTCTAGGTAAGAAGGCGGTAACATTTCTGGTTTAAGAGTGCAAATCATAGCCCTTTCTTCACCATTTACCTTTGTGAAAAATACTTCAATGACGTTTTCTCTCAAATCTTTCAAAAGATTATCACGTTTATATTGCATATTATATTTTTCCTCTATTCAGTCAAATATTTTCGATTATCTTGTTTTGATTCTAGCATCAATCGAAGTTCTTCATAACCACCAATATGAAAACCATCAACTATTACTACTGGATAGGTCATCGCGTTTGGATAATTTTCTTTAAGAAATTCTCTGGTGAAATCTTCGCCAAGTCTTTGTTCATTGAACGCAATTCCTCTTGCGTTTAGAAGAGACTTGGCATTATTACAGAATTTGCATTCTGGTCTTGTGTATATTACAACGTGCATATTATACTCCAATAATTAATAAAAGTCAACAATTTTATCCACTATTTTATATTTAACTGCTTCTTCGGCTGTTAACCAAACATCTTCAGGAGGAAGAAGATATTTCTTAACCATTGCTTCTGATAGACCTGTACAATATTTATAGTGATTTAATACTCTTGAATTTGTATTTTCCAACTCTTTTACTTGAGCCATTAACTCGTGTTGTTTGCCCCAAGAACCCCATGAAAACTGGTGAGAAAGAATAGATGTATTTCTAGTCACATATCTATGACCTCTCTCACCAGCAATAAATGTCATAAGAGCGGAAGAAGCTATTTGCCCAAGACCATAAGTGTAAATAGGAATTTTTGAACCCCTCATAGTGTCTATAAGAGCAAAAGCCGATGACACATCTCCACCAGGAGAATTGATGATCATCTTGACCACCTTTGGTTTATTTTTAGTCATCAAATTGCGTTCAATGATGAATTTGATAGCACTACCACATGATTTATTATCAAATTCATCATTGAACAAATAATAGTGGTTTTCTTCTAATGTAAGAATTTTCTCTTCTGCCATAATTACTCCATTATGATTTAAATTTTATAATTTCAATCCTTGTTTTTGCAACGCCATTTTCGATAAAATCCAGTCTTTCCGCTGCGCGTTTAGATAAATCTATTTCTCTACCTCGAATGTATGGCCCTCTATCATTTACAGTAACATAGACAAATTTATTATTATTTAAATTAGTCACTCGCAATACAGTGCCAAAAGGCAAAGTCTTATGTGCAACTGTTAGATGTTTTGGGTTAAAAGTTTCACCACTAGCAGTGATTCTTCCTGTTGAGTACCAAGAAGCAACAGCTTCTCTTTTGTACATTTTTGCTTCGGCTAATTCACCACCAAAAATTAATGGTGTTATAGACATAAGAACTTTGAATAGCATTTCTGCACTCCTTTTCTATTTTGGTGGTTCCGACAGGACTCGAACCTGTAACCGATCCGTTATGAGCGGACAGCTCCGCCAATTGAGCTACAGAACCTAACCTGATAGTATCAGGCGGCGGCAAGAATATCCTTAAGGCGATCTGCTGCATATGAAGCGGCAAAAGCTTCTGGTTTAATCATTGGTGTGACATTACACGTTCCTCTGATATAACCAATAGCCTGTTGTACAACAGCAGATGAAGCATACAGTATGTTCGGGTTAATGTCAAGATGAACTTCGCAGTGACGTTCTCCTATTGCTTCTTCTAAGTCCATATACATCTGAGCCGCCTTAAAAACTTCGTTCATTAACCGATATGTCGGACGATTCTTGCGTTTATCGAAATTTCGCTCAGATGTGAATTCTCCAAAAATTTTACATCCTCTAGAGCCATCGTAGTGTATAACAATGGCTACGGTATATTTAGCAAACCATTCACCGCTAGAAAAATAGCACTCAGAGTCTGATCCAATGTATATTTTTGTTGAAAGAGAGGTATTACTGATAAATTCACGTACTTCTTCGATATCAAATTTCATGACAAATACTTACATTTTAATCAGGACATTTACATTGATTTTTTTCTAATTCTTTGACAGTTTTTTCCAACTGTTCAATATAGTCAGCAATTGAAAGAAAAACATTGTCTTTGTTGATTTCATATTTTCTTCTTAGATAACCTACGCTGTCCATATTTCTTCTCCTATTCCATTTCTTCTACTGGCGCCCAATGTGTGGCCGTCCACTGAATTTCTTTCCAATTACCACCCATAGTCTGGGGATATGTATTAAAGAAACATTTTTCCCTGGGATCATACATACCCGAAATATATCCCTTATGAGCTTTAGTTATGCAATTCTGAAAGTCGTCTGGTTTTTCTTCAGCAAAAACTCTCCATAATACATTCATATTATAATTCCATTTCAATTAATAGTCAATAGTTATTTTAAGCCTTGCTTAGTAAGCCAAGCAATTGCATGGAGTTTATCTTCATTAGAATTGTTTGAAAGCATAACCTCATTAATTCTTATTAGAACATCGTAACACCAATCATATTTAACTTTATTCATATCAAGTTTAACATTATTTGGTTTGAATGATTCTAGTTTCATCATATTAGAATTATATGTGTACCACTGACACTCAGGATCACATTGTTTTTGTAACCCACAAGAACATCCACCACCTTGATCATATTTTGCCATATTTATTGCCATCCCATATTGTTTACAGACATCAAGACATTCTTTATCTATTGAACAGAAACAGCCATGAAGATAATCCATGTCTCAGTCCTTAAAATGAAAAGCTTCGCTCATTACGCCTCTGTATATTTCATTAGTTGTTATTCTATTTGGTTTAAAATACCCAGACAGAACTGTTACAGCGTCCATTGGTTCACAGGTTCCGCACATATAAACATCAATTGTTGCTAAACCGTGTTCAGGCCAAGTGTGAATACTCATATGACTTTCTGATAACATAACAACACCTGTGACGCCAAAACCTTCACCAAAATGATGCCAATTTGATCCCAGAACAGTTGCTCCTGCTGTTTCAGCAGCAGTAATAAAAGCTTCCTTAATTAAATTTTCGTCTGTCAATATTCGAGAATCTATATCTCCCCAAAAATCAACAATAATATGCTTGCCGCAATACATTTCATGGGCCACCCTAATGTTGTTAAAGATAGGTTATTTATTTAAATTTCTAGACCCATTTCTATCATTTCATTGGCTATACTTTTTGCTACTTCTTTGGCTGTGTTGAGTGTAAAACCTACGCCAACTTTATTATTTTTGTGTAATACATAATATATAGGAGGTCCAACAAATTCTAATTGAATAGAAAATTGTGTATTTTCCCAACACAGAACTCCTGGTTCATAGATATACCAAGTTGGTTCTGATGATACACTGAAATCTTTATTATCTTTCATCTTTAATAGGACCTAAAAATTGTTTAAGACAATGTTTTACATTAATTTTCAATGTATCAAGATTACTGTTGTTATCAATGAGAAAATCTACATGATGACCAACCCAAGCCCATTCAGAATAATGGACCTCTGGATATTTAGTTTGCATAAGTGTTGAAGGAATATTGTCCATCATTAATAGATTTTGTGTTCTAGCAGTTTCAAACCACTCAGGAAATTGACGCGCTACACAAACAATAAATCCACCTTTAGATTTAATGAATTGAATTTCGTTGGAAAAACGAACATCAGCAATCACAACATCTTTATATTGAGACATTCTTGCTTCCATAGAACGAATCCAAATATCATCACGAAATACATTTCTACCAGCTTCTGTTCCCATAAGCTGTAACATTTTACGTGGTGTTGCATCCCAAAATGGATCATATGTTTCACGAAAATCACGACTTTCTTTAGTATCACCCTCAAGTAAAGATCTATTCCAACCAAAGATTGCCGAAACAGCATCTTTAACAGGATCGGCAAAAGCCATTTTCTTAAATCCTTGTCCAACAAGAATATCAGAGACTGTTCCCTTTCCAGAGCCAGCAAAACCAACCATACCAATTAACATTCTAATTCCTCACAAATTATACCAGCCTCATCAAGCATTGGTTTAGAAATTGTACGATAGGATTCGTACCAATGCGTATCAGAAGATTTTTTAAGAACAACCTTTGAGATACCTTTTTGAATAATTGATTTACAACATTCAGGACACGGAGGTAAAGGATATACATAAAGGGTTGCATTTACTACCGACTCGTTGCAATTGTCAAGGGCATTTCTTTCTGCATGACAGACAAATTTATATTTTGTTTCTCTATCATTGTAGCGATCTGGTGAGTCGTCAACTCCCCGAGGAAATCCATTATAACCCATGCTAATAACGCGCCGCCTATCGCCCACAATAATGGCGCCGACTTTAGTTGACGGGTCTTTGCTCCAAGTGCTAATATGTTTGGAAAGATCAAGAAATCTTTCATCCCAGTTTGTCATCGCTTCTGACGGTTTAACCGGCGTGCTTTACGCTTAGAAGAACCGATTTTACGACGACCTTTACGTGGTCGATTTTTTGCAGGATGCATTTTTATCACCTTTCATGTTTTTCATTATTCTTCCTGGTACAAACCCGATTGGTTCTGACCCAGGCAAACAAAATATAGATTTTTCACCATTATTGTAATGTTTACAACCTTTTCCAGTAAATAATGGTTTTATACCTTTAATTTTTCTAGTTAAAGTTCGTTTTTCCATACTTTCTTTTTTGTGTTTTTTACCAAAAAATGGATTTTCGACCCCAGAACACATTCCTTTTCTTTTTTCAGAAATAAGTTTACAGTTTTTTATAAGAATACGTCATTTTATTTAATTTTCAGACTAGCTAATACTAAGATCATTAGACCTAAAACGGTTAACATTTCTATCATATTTTTTCCCTTTGGTACCCGTGGAGAGACTCGAACTCCCAACTCTTTGATCTTAAGTCAAACGCCTCTACCAATTGGGCTACACGGGCATATTAGAAGTATACTACTTTATTTTAGAAAGGTCAAGTGTTTTCTGTGTATTTTTGCCGAAACCCAGGTATTATAGAAATCATTATTTTCTAAGACTCCTTGAATCATCTGTTCTTTTAACTCAAAATAACTCATTTCGCCCTTTGAAGAACAAAGCCTCAATATCTCTCTTTTGAAGTTATCTTGCCCTATTTTTTCAACTTCTTGTTTTAATTCTTCATTGGAACCAAAATAATCACGCCAATCTGATTCAACTTTGATTCTTTTTTTCTTACCTTTTACCTGTTTAGTCTTTGAAAAGTAAAAATTTTTCTTGCCGATATATTTTCTATTATTAGTAAGATTTGTTATTATATAGGTAAACCCTATGATTTTATCAGGAATGATGTCAATCACTTCATTATTATATAACCACATAACGGAGACTCCACAATTTGTTCTCCGTTATTTATTTTATCTGAATCTACTATTGTCCTGATCATCCCATTCTTCATCATCATTATCATCATTTTCTGAATCATTTATATCCATTTCAGAACCACAAAATGGACAATAACAAATTTGAGAATCTGATTCTGTTAATATCTCAAACGATTCATAACAATCATCACAAGTTAATTCTTTATCCATCTCTTTTCCTTTTTTCTGCTATAAGTTTTTTGATATCAGTGACTTTCTCGTTTTCAATAATATCAATAATAAAACTTGTTAACTCTATCTCTTTTCTTACAAAGAACATTTTTTCCTGAAGTTTTTCTAACTGTTCGTTGTAGTATCTCAGTTCTTGTTCTTTTTGTTTTCTAAGATCATAGATATCATCTAGTAATATGATTTTAGAGGGAGAATCCTTTAAATGATTCATTAGTTACGTCCTTCTTTACTCCACCCAAAATATAAGAAGAAATTTCTGTTTCTGTCGCTTCTCTAATTAATAATCCAGTGTTTTTTCCTCTTTTACTTCTTGGCCATTTTTTATCTAATTGAAACAAAAAAGTACTATGAGATAGATTATTAATTTTACAAAAATCTTTCAAATCATTTGTATATATACACACATCAAGACCGTCTATATATAAAAGTTTTGCTCGGCTATAATGTTTTTTTCCTTTGTTTGCCTTACCTATTTTGTCGGCGGTTTCTGTTCCTTTTATAGTAAGCCCATATCTAGGATTTTTATTACCCTTTGTTTTATCAGATATTTTTCTTTTCGATTCATCGGTATGTTTTTTTCCTTTGAACCATCCACCAGATTCTAATTGTAATTTATGGCGTTTTTCTTTTTGATCTGCCGCTTTTTCTCCATAAATTTGTTCATAAGTTTTACCTTTGTGATTTGGAGGTCTAGACCCCTCACATGTGTTTAGTAATATTCCATTTTCTTCATAGCCAAATCTTCCATGTTTTTTTATAAAAGATTCTTCAATTTCATATGCAATATTTTCATCTTGAATATTTTGAGCAAGAAATATAATTTTAGGCTCGTGTCCTTCATCAATTAACCGTCGAAGTTTATTTAAAAATCTTGTTTTATTTTTATTTTTACGTTCTTTTTTCGCATGTTTGATATGAATAAAAGCTCTATTTTGTTTTCCCTTTCCAACATAAAATGGCATATTTGTTGTTGGGTCTATATAACAATATACATAATACATTTGTTCAGTCTCCTGTTTTTTTTGTAAATTTATACATTCGAGAGACTGAACAAATGTATTATATAAATTTATTTGTATGGGTATAAACCAATTATATTGTCTATTGTCTTCAAATGGGGTAATATCAATATAATCTGTACCATCAAATATTATAAAATGTTTTACTAATTGATATAATTGAAGAAAATTGTGTTTTAAAACATAAACTCCTTCAATTTTTTCTCCTCCAAACCTTGGTATATATGAATCGCAATTATATTCACAACAATAGGGTATAAGGTCTGGGTCTGGTAACACCGTAACTTTATACCCTATATTTTCATTTTCTGGTATACTCCAAATCAAAGAGAGAATCCTTTAAATGATTCATTGGTTACGTCCTTCTTTACTCCACCCAAAATATAAGAAGAAATTTGTGTTTGTTGTGGCGCTACTTGAACATCACTACCACTAATCCATTTTTGCGTCCATGGCAGAGGATTTGACCCCCCTTTATATAGACTTGGTAAACCAATAGCTGTCATTCTTTTGTTTGCAATCCACTCTATATATTCGTTCAAAAGTTTCTCATTAAGACCAATCATTGAACCGTCTTTGAACAGATATTTGGCCCATAGTTTCTCCTGATCAACAGCAGACTTGAACAGATCAACACACTCTTGTTCTGTTTCCTTTTTGATTTGAATAAAATCGGGATCATCTTGAGGAAGAATCTTAAGTAACTGTTGTGTTCCAGCCAGATGCAAATTTTCATCGCGACAAATCAGTTTGATAATCTTAGCATTACCTTCCATTTTCTTCATTTCAGCAAATGCCCAGGAACAAGCAAAGCTAACGTAAAAACGGATGCCCTCAAGGACGTTGACTGACATCAGTGCAAGCCAAAGAGTTTTTTTATGCTCGTATTCGGGTGTATCACTTTTATTGTAATACCAATCATATGGCTGATGGGGATTTTCTCTATCACCATTCATTTCAATCAATTGATCATAATACCTGCTGATATCATTAGCACAATCAACAATTTCAGTAATATCCATCATCTCATCAAACACCTTTGATGGGTTTGGGTATACATTACGAATGATATGTGTATACGAACGCGAGTGAATTGTTTCAGAAAACGCCCAAGTTTGTATCCATGTTTCTAATTCTGGTAGAGAACAAATGGGGCCAAATGCGGCAGTTGGCGCTCTTCCTTGAACAGAATCAAGTAAAATTTGACGCTTTAGATTTGCTGTAAAAATGTGTTGTTCATGAACAGTTAAATCTTTAAAATCTTTTGCGTCGCGATACACATCTACTTCTTGTGGTTGCCAGAAAAATCCTAATTGTTTTTCTGTTAATTTCTCTAGAAAAGGATATTTTTGACGATCATATCTCACGATACCATTTGAATCGCCAAAAAAAGCTTTGATGTTTTCTGGTTTTTTGTAGTTGAAAACAGTCATTTATCTATCCTTTCATAATTAGATAGTACAGCTATCGCATTCTTCATCGTCTTGTGATCCAGCTTCTAGCTCCGGTAACTGAACATCAATTTCGCCAGCGCCATCGGCTGTGTTAAAATAATATAATTGTTTGCCACCAAACTTATAAAACATCAGCATATGCCCAATCATTTCGCTCATTGGAATTTGTTCGTTTTCATAAAACTTTGGATTATATGAAGTGTTGACAGAAATACCTTGATCGATAAATTTTTGAAGAACGGCGCAAATTTTCAAGTAACCTTCTGGGGACTTTTGATCCCACAAAAGATCATATTTATTTTTTAGACGACGAACTTCCGGAACAACTTGTTTCAGAACTCCATCTTTACTTTGTTTAACAGAAACAAGAGAACGAGGAGGCTCAATACCATTAGTGCTGTTAGAAATTTGTGCAGAAGTTTCGGCTGGCATTAATGCCATTAATGTTGAATTACGAATACCACTATCTATTAATTGTCTTCGTAACCCGCTCCAGTCCATATTATATACTGGGTTTACTAAAGAATCAATATCTTTTTTATATGTATCGATTGGAAGTATACCAAGGCTGTATTTACATTCTTTGTTTTTGTCAAGAAGTTCGATAGCAGTTTTTTCTTTAGCCAAATCAGCCGAAGCTTTAATCAAATAATAAGACCAAGCTTCTGCAAACTGGTGAATTTTCTCTAGACCAGTTTGATCTATATTTTGATAGTTGAGATCATTCTTTGCAAGCCAATATGCCAAATTAATAATCCCAACACCCAATGGCCTTCTTTTCATTGTAGAATTTTTGGCAGCAATTACTGGATAGTCTTGATAATCGAGTAATTCGTCAAGAGCGCGAACAACAAGAGTGCAAGGACGTTCGAAATCAGAAGTTTCTCG